ATGCACAAGATGATATTTTTAGAAAGAAAATTAAAGAGAAAAACTATTGAAGAAGTTGCTGATTTTCTTAATGTTTCTCCACGTACATATTGGGCAAAAGAACATAATAAAAGTGAATTCACTCTGAAAGAGGCACATATGTTATCGTGCTATTTAGAGAAATCTATAGAAGAGTTGTTCCCAGATCTTTTTTTAAATAATTTGTGACAAAAATGCACGTATTTATATCTGGATTATAGGATGTTTTTGGGGTTATTTTAAACAAAATATCTAACAATCCTACTATTAAAGTTACTTTATATATAGGTTTTAAATTAGAAAAGAAGGAAAGAGATTCAAAAAATGAAACGCTAAAGTGTATTTGGTATATAAAAATTGATGTGAAATATAGAATGCTAAATATTCAAGTAGATGAAAGAGCGATCAGAAGATTATATTTAGAAAAATTAGAAGAATAGCTTAAAGAAGTAGATGCAGAATTTGTATTTTGGGATACAAGTGAATTAAAAAAAAGAACGTGCATGTCGTGAAAGACTATTCAAAAAGAATTCTTTTTTTGATCAGCGTTTTCAAAAATTTAAAGTGGGCGGGAAATGGTATTTTACGGCTAAAGAAACGAAGGTATTTTTATTAAATTGGCTAACAGAGAATGAGGTGTAAGAAAAGAAAGACTATCGTCTTAAAAAACAAATCTTATAGGAAAGTCTATTGTAGGGAGGAGGATTAAACATGGTTTTTAAAGTGACAAAAAAACCAGGATATGTAAGCAAGAGTACTAATAAAAATGAAGAATTTAGTAATACTAGTTGTTTTGAATCGGAAAAACTTTCGAATAAACAGTTAAAAATGATTTATGCCAAAATGCATATAATAGCATTGAAATATGATGGAGTAATATCAAAAGAAGAAATCAAAAATAAATTAAAAGAAAAACTTAAAATTCAATCACTGAGTGATCTTACAAGGAAGCAAGCTAATCAGGCTATACAAATATTAATAGGTTGGGAAATTTAAAAGTTTTGGAGAATCAAACATTTAATATATAAGAAGTTTAATATATTGATTTTAAGAAAAAGTTATGGAGGAAGATAAAATGAGTAGTTTGCTAATACAGGATGAGCCACTATTAGTATTACCTCGATTAGCAAGTAAGATTGGGTTGAACGAGGCAATTTTTCTTCAACAAATACATTATTGGCTCAAGCGCTCGAAACATTATTATGATGATCGTTATTGGGTCTATAATAGCATTACAAATTGGCATAAACAATTCCCGTTTTGGAATGAAAGAACGTTGAAACGTATTGTTAAAAATCTTGAAGAGTTTAACTTATTGATAAGTGGTAACTATAACAAATTAAAGTTTGATAAAACAAAATGGTATTCAATAAATTATAACAGACTAGTTGAATTAGAAATAGATAACGATTGTGACAAATTGTCTCAACGAAAAGAACATATTGTCATGATGGAAAATGATAATATGTCTCAACCAATACCAGAGACTACACAAAAGATTAACACAGAGAATACCACTCAAAAAGATATAGTAGAGATAATTAATTATCTCAACAGTGTATGTAATACAAGTTATCGTATTTCAACTAAAAAGACGCAAATGTTAATTAAATCTAGACTACAAGAGGGATTTAATATAAATGAATTTAAAGAAGTTATTGAGACGAAGGCGAAAGAATGGCTTTATACAGAACAAGCAAAATATTTAAGACCAGAAACCTTATTTGGAACTAAATTTGAGGGATATTTGCAACAGAGAAAGATGGTGAAATCAAATGGCTTTAACAAAGGTAACAGATATAGTACAAAGTCTTTCGAAGAGAATGAACTTCCTTTCTGATACATGTCTGATATGTAAGCAGGAGAGAAAGCGAATGGTAAGATTGATGGAGATTCAGGGTGAAACGATTTGTCCAGTATGTCGTTTAGAAGAAGAAAATAGAAGGTTAGAAAAAGAAATGAATGTTTTTCGTTATGAAAAAGAGGAAAGAAAACGTAAAAGTATATTTTACGATCATAGTCTTATTAAAGATGAAACTATTAAATTAGCTAGATTTTCGACATTTATATCAGAGTGTGAAGAGGATGAAAACAATTTAATTTTAGCTAAAAAGGCTCTTACAGACTATTTAAATGATATTCGATTTAATTTGATTCTCGTGGGTAAAGTTGGAGCTGGAAAAAGTCATATTGCATACTCTATAGCGCATGAAATGAATGAACAAAGTTCGAATAAAGTTATGTATGTTACAAGTTCAGAACTCTTTGATTACATACGTTCGACATTTAATACGCAATCATGTGAAACAGAGCATAGCATAACAAATATGCTAATTTCTATGGATTTATTAGTCATTGATGATCTAGGAGCAGAGCTAGGGGATATGGATATTAATGATTTAAAAGCAACAGCATTTGTAAATCGTGTGTTATTTAAACTATTTGATGGACGCCAAGGGAAAAAAACAATTATCACAACGAATTTAACAGGTGAGGCAATTATAAAAGCGTACGATGAAAGAGTTACATCTCGTATGTTTAATACATATCGACACATGGAATTTAAAAAAACAAGAGATAAGCGTAAGAGAAAATTACCTTTTTAAGAAAAGAATATATATGGTGTAGGAAATATATATTCAGATAAAAACATATTGTTCAAGAAATTTGTACTGTATGAATTGGTTCTTTTAATTAGCGAGTAAGTGAAGTGATTCGGAAGTTAAGAAAGAATATGAGGAATGGAAAGAGCATTTGATCAGAAATTACACGTATGTACATTGAAAGTAGTTTTTAAGTTTATTTAATATGTTTTAAATAATTAAATGGAGGCATCTTGAAAATGAGAACATATAAAGGATTTGAAGCAATTAAACGAATGAAAACAAATTGGATTACAACAGTACAAGAGACACCGATGTGTTGGAAAATAGAAGGTGAAAGAGTGATTGCTGATTATTTAGGTAAAAAAGAAAGCTATCAACAAATTAATTTCTTTTTTGAGAACGAATTTATAGATTGTAGAGAAACTATTCGAAAAGGAGAACTATTGTATATTGAAAATGAAAATAGTGAAAAATTTATCGCTGAATATTGTAAAGAAAATGAAAAAGAAATAAAGCATGGTAGTTGGTTCTGGATTAATGGAGAGGAGTTTTCTAATAATTATGGTCATTTTGAAAAGCGTACGAAATTAAAAATTAGGAAAGCTGAAAAAAGTGAAAAATTATTATTTGAACGGGCAAAATTATTCGCTATCAAAGGGCGTAAAATAGATGAATTTAGACTCGGTGATGTAATTGAAAGAGATAATAAATTGTATAAAGTGGCTATTGTAAAAAGTGGAAGTGAATCTCAAATTGTAGTAGGATGTGTTCCAATTAATGGGGGCGCAATTTGTTATTATAATTCAAAAGATATTGAGATTCAATTTTTCGTTGAAGATATGGTGGTGTAGCAAGATGAAGTTATTTTTAATTAATCAACTTATTGAAAATGGAATTTACAAATATAAGGATAAACAATTGTACGAATTAAATAGTGATGAGTTAATAAAATTAATCAAAAATCATAAGGATAAGAAAATAAATGTTAGCAATACAATATATGAAATAATACATAAAGAATGTAAGCCTTAGTAGCAAATTAATATATGAAATTTAAATTATGGTTAAGGATAAATGATAAGAAAGGGGCTTAACATGTTAAATATAGAATTACCAGTATTAAATAAAGAAGCTACAAAAGAAAATGTACTGAAAGCTATAAAGAAATACAGATTATTTATGAAGTGTAATTATCTTAACGAAACGATACTCTCAAAAGAAAATATATTAAAAGAAAATGCGAAAGAAGAGCGGATCAATTATATTATTGCGATGAACAAAGGGTTAGAAAAGTTAGATATTGAAAGTGATAGAATAATTATTCAAAAATATTTGTTAAAGAATCGAGTTAATAGATATGAGGTTATGAAAGAGTTGAATTTATCCGAGGGAGATTATTATAGAAAAAGAAATACCGCTTTTTACAACTATGCATATGCATTAGGGATTGAGGTTGAGGAGTGTAAAGATTACTAATAATGAATAAGTTTTTAATACGGATTATAACCACCTGTGTAAACAAGCAGGTGGTTATTTTTATGTAAAAAAATGATGAAAAAGAGATAAAAACGAATCGTTATATACATATATCATATAAGTACAAAGTAGCAATGATAAATAGTATTAAGGAAGATTTTTTAAAAATAATTTTAGTTTTTGGTGAGAAAAAATAAATGGAAATTAAATGTAGATTTAGATGGTCTCTATTTTTAACAATTTTGCTTTGTTATAAGGGTGGGAATAGTATATGCGAGATTTAATTATCCAATATAAGGAAACATTATGTAAGTTAGAGCGTGCCAAAATAAGTGCAAAAGAAGAAGAAATTAAAATATTAACGAGTATGATTAGTGATGTCACATATGCTTTGGAGTGGATGAAGAATGCAAAGATGCCGGGTAATCGCCGGGGAATAGAACGTAGAGCTGCTTACCAACGAGAAAAATCATATGATTCCTTGTTAATGCAAAGATATTTTCGTAGTACTGATACAACATATGAATGGGATGATGAAAACAAGGAAAGTGTCATTTCAGAATGGGAGAGAATAAAACTAGAAGATGCGCTCTCTACTTTGACAAAATATGAAAGAGAAATATATATCATGTCAAGAGGAAGAGGCATTACACAAGAGAAAATTGCTAAATATTTGAATGTTTCAAGAAGCACAATTAAAACGATTCTATATAGATCTGAAATAAAAATTGCTAAACAAGTAAGAAAAAGTCTTTTCTGCGAAAGTAGTTAAGGCTTTTTCTTATTTACAAACACATTCTTGTCACCATAGTGCCACCTATAAATAGAGAGTAATAAAATAAGTTTAAATGAAATATAAAAAATGAAGAATGGATACTAGCAAAAAGAATGAATGACCCAAAGGATATCTATAAATTAAATGAGAGATTTTAAAAATGACGGCATCTTTTTATTTACTACAAAATAGGCAGTAGTACATGAAAAACTACAGAAGGATGCGATTAGATGTTAGAACAAGATATAGATAAAATGCCAATATGTTCAATTTGCCTTGAAAAATGTTTGTGGGTTTTGAAATTTCCAATCACAATTCAGTATTGTGAACAAATGTTTATTCGTGAGGTAGTTGACGACAATATAACAACAATATGTATTGAGTGTTTAGAAAAAGAAGTACAAATGATGAGTTAAAACGGGAGGGACTGCTAGTGGCGCGACCAATGAAATTGAATGATGAGCTGATAAATAGGTTGACTCAATATATTAAAGTAGGAAATTATATTGAAACCGCATGTGCGTTAGTTGGAATTAGTAGAAGTATAGTTTATGTTTGGTTAAAACAAGGGCGTAGAGCAATTGAAACGAGTGAAAAGACAGGTGAAGTAGTACCGAGAAAAGATAAGATTTATGTGAAGTTAGTCATGGAAATTGATCAGGCATTAGCATTTAGTGAGGCAAGAGACGTTGAGACAATCGGGGAGCATGCAAAATCTAATTGGAAAGCAGCGGCATGGAGATTAGAAAGAAAATTCCCAACTAAATGGGGAAGGAAAGATCAATTGCAAGCAAACGTAAATCATTCAGGAGAAATGAAAGTAGAGCATAATAAAATGGCCATGAAAATTGGGTGTGATGAGGAAATGCTTGATTTAGCTATGAAATTATTTGAAAAAGTTCAAGGGGGAGAATTACAATCATGACACGGATGAATGTGCATAAGTTAATAGATGAAAATACATTTAAAGAATTGGCAAAAGTGAACTACCCCTTTCTATGTTCAGTATACACATAAGGGATTCTATAAACATGCAAAACACACAAAATTAATAACAAAGATTTGCCAAGATTTAATTGAAGAGAAATTATCGACTAATAGATTAATGGTGTTTATGCCACCTAGGCATTCAAAATCACAGTCTATAACAGAAACATTGCCAAGTTGGTATTTAGGAAAGTATCCAAATAAGAGAGTTATAGAGGTATCTTATGCATCAAGTTTAGCTGAAAAGTTTGGTAGAAGAAATCGTGCTAAGATTGAAGAGTTTGGTAAAGAAATATTTAACATTAGAATTGATGAGCGACAAGGTTCAGTAACAGATTGGGCACTACATAACCACTCTGGTGGAATGTTGTCTGTAGGAGTTGGTGGTTCGATTACAGGGGAAGGAGCAGATTTATTAATTATTGATGACCCTATTAAAAATCGCCAAGAGGCCGAATCAATTACATACCGAAATCGACTATGGGATGAATGGGAAGATACTTTATCTACACGTTTACAAAAAGGTGCAAAGGTAATTCTAATTTTGACGCGATGGCATGAGGACGATTTAGCTGGTAGATTGTTAGAGAAAGAACAGGAGAAATGGACTGTGTTATCAATTCCTGCTATAGCAGAGTCAAAGGATGATCCATTAAACAGAGTAATAGGAAGAGGCTTATGGGTTGAACACTATGGCCAAAATTATTATGAAGATAAAAAGAAGTTTTCCTCTGCACGCTCATGGTTATCTTTATGGCAACAAAAACCATCAAGTGATATAGGGAATATTTTTAAAAGGAACTGGTTTCAATATTATGATGTATTACCAAATTGGGAACAATTTGATCAAATTATTACTTCCTGGGATATGGCTTTTGATAACACTACAAATAAAAGTTCATTTGTGGTTGGACAGATTTGGGGAAAAGTAGATGGAGACAAATATTTAATTGATCAAGTGAGGGCGCAAATGAATTTCCTAGAAACAAAGAAAGCATTTGTTGTTTTTCATCATAAATATGAGTCGATTCTTCGGAATTCTGGGTTTAAAAAGTCCATTCCGAAATTAGTTGAAAAAAAAGCAAATGGCCCTGCCATTATTAGTTCATTAAAGAATGAAATAAGTGGAATCATCCCTATAAATCCACAGGGTTCAAAAGAAACACGTGCTGAGGCGATATCCCCTGAATTTCAATCTGGAAATGTATATATACCTAATCCTAAAATACAATCTTGGGTATATGATTATGTAGATGAATTAGCTTCTTTCCCATCTGGTAAACATAATGATCAAGTAGATACAACGTCACAAGCCTTAGAATACTTTTTTACTAAGCAAAAAAAAATAATGGGTGGAAAAATAAAAAGAGTTTAGCTGAACATTACATGTTCAGCTTTTTTATATTGGTAAAGTTTTTATGAAAAACATTGAATAAATGATTTGTATATGAAAGGAGGCATAGGTTTTATGGTTGAGAAAAAAGCAATTAAGAATGTGAAAGTACTTAAATTACAAAGTCGTGAGATGACTTTACATAATGAGGAACTTCAAAGTAAACAAATGGCAATTGATCCGTTTGCACAAGTGTACGGTGATAAAGAACTAGTAAAGCCTCCATATGATATGCAAGTATTATTAAATTTGAGAGAAAGTAACCCTATTCACTCGGCATGTATTAGTGCAAAAGTAAATGATATTGCTGGTATGGGATTTGATTTTGCACCGCTAGATGAAGTGACAGAGGCAAATCAAGAACAATATAAAGAATTAAAGCGTTTTATGAGATATTGCAACAATGAAATGACAAGTAGCGAAATACTTAGGGCAGTTTGGGAGGATTATGAAACTGTAGGTTGGGGAATTATAGAGGTTGTTCGTGATTTGAAAGGAGAACCAGCGCAGCTTCACCATATTCCAGCACATACGGTACGTGCGCATAAAGATAAGATTCGATTTGCGCAAATTGTAAATAATGAGGAGAGATGGTTTAAACGATTTAGTTATCCATATGATTTTAGGTTAGTAGATGGAGAAACGATTAGTGATAGCTTAGATGAAAACTCGTTATTAGACACTGAAGAAAAAGCTGGTGAAGTTATTGTAATTCGTAAATTTGGTTCTAGATCATCATACTATGGTATTCCCGATTATGTGAGTTCTATTGGTTCCATTGTAGGATCACAAGCTGTAAGAGATTACAATATTAATTATTTCACTGGTAAAACAATTCCAGATGCTGTTTTGTTTGTTGAGGGTGTTGATGAAATAGATGATTCAGTTGAAAGAGAATTAAAAACATTTTTCTCTGTTGAAACAAAAGGAGAACATCATAAGTTAGCAGTTGTTCCTGTCCCTGAAGGAGCAAAAGCTCGCTTAGAGAAATTAGGGCCTGATGTCAAAGAAGCGAGCTTTCGTTTATATCGTCAAGATAATGCTATGGAAATTTGTGTAGCTCATCGGGTGCCACCATATAGAATTGGTTGGGCTATGACAGGATCACTTGGGCAGACGACAGCAAAAGAAATGAATGAAATGTATAAACGATCAATTATTGAACCAGGTCAACAAATTTTAGAACATCGATTAAATACACAATTATTTAAAGAGTTTACAGGGACATTAGGGGAATTGGACTGGCAGTTTCAATTAAATGAAATTGATACAGATGATCGAGCGAGTGATATGCAATATGCAATAGATGGATACGAAAAGAGTATATTAACAAGAAATGAATGCCGAAAGGTCATTGGATACGAACCAGTTCTAGAAGGAGATAAATTTTTAAATGAAGATTCAAATTCGATTTAGTAGTCTTGCTAGAAAGTAGGAATATATTATGCCAAATGAATTGAAAAATGTAGAAATTAGTTATGTTTCATTAGTAACAAAGGGGGCTAATGGTAGGCCATTTGCAATTATGAAGGGTATGAACATGAATGGCTCTAATGTTTTGAAAAATGTTCCTATTTTAAAGAGGGAAGATGAAAAACAACTTGTAACAGGGGTTGTTTATGAACCCAATATAGAAGATGCACATGGTGATATCATGACGGCTGAGGAAATTGAAAGAGCGGCTTATAATTTTTTAGAGAAATATAGATACATAGATAAAAACCATGACGAGTTGGCAGGAAAAGGAACAGTAGTAGAAAGCTGGATTTCTAAAAATAATACGGTTGTTGGAAAACAAAATATTAAAAAAGGAACATGGCTTATGACTGTTCGAGTAGACGATAGTGAAACATGGAAAGAAATCAAAAAAGGGAAAATCACAGGCTTTTCGATGGGAGGGGTTGGAGAAAGAATGGAGATGCCACAAATGGATGAGTTTACACAAGATGAGAAAGGTGTAATTCGTAAGATGTTTAGTTTTTTTAAGTCACAGTATGACGAGGAACAAACTCAGGAGATGGATAATCAGTCATTAAATAATAAACAAAACTCTAAGATGCAAAAGGTATTTAATTTGTTTGAAGATGTATTTTATGTTGGGATTTGGGAGGGAAATGTAGATATTAAGCGGATGGTTTCCACCTTAGATGAAATGAAGGACATTTTAAATACAATGAAGGGTGGTGATACAGATTTCTCGCCGGAAGATATTACTATTAATTCCATAAATGAAGTAGGCAAAATCTTATATAAGAAAAATGATAAAAAATTTGATGAAATGATTTCTTTGATGAACCAAATTAAAGAAAATAAGTTACAAAAAAACGCAGATCAAAATGTAGATGAAATTGCAGACATTGTAAAGAGAGAAATGGGTCCTTTTCTCGAGAGGTTACAGGAGTTGGAAGAACAGTTAAATAAAGAACTTGAATCAACTCATGATACTAATGAATTAGAAAATGACAGAGAATCTAAAAAGACAAGTGAATTTATTCAGAAGGTAATAGACCCCATTTCAAAGAGACTTGAAGTAATTGAGCGATCAGCACAAGTTCGTAAAAGTCTTGGGGCTGATGCCAAACCAACAAACGAGATGAGAAAACCAGTAAATAAATGGGTAGGATTAGATCTATAAAGATAAGGAGAAATGAATCTATGAATAATAAAGAATTATTAGCACGTATTGAACGAATTGAAAAGAGTACAATGACAACAGGAGGAATGAAAGCGGGGCTATTATATCCGGAACAAAGTAAAGAATTTTTCCGAATGGTATTTGATGCAACTCCATTTTCTCAATTGCATCGCAAAGAGATTCGTAAAGCGAAAAAAGGTGAATTAGATAAAATTGCAATCGGTGGTCGAATTTTACGTAGGAAAATGGAAAATAGTGATGATGGCTATCGAGCAGGTGTAGAAACGTCGAAAGTTGAATATGATACAGTTTCTATTCGTTTACCATGGGAGATAACAGAGGAGCTACTTCGAGAAAATATCGAAGGTGAAGGATATGAAGATACTGTTATGACATTAATGTCAACACAGTTAGGTATTGACCTTGAAGACCTGCATTGGAATGGGGATGTAACTTCAGAGGACCCATTTCTACAAATTAATGATGGCTGGTTAAAACAAATTAAACAATCAAGTAAATCTCATATTGTCGATCATTTTAAATTAGTGACGGGAACGGGAGATGCTGAAGCTAGCGCTGGGTTTAGTAAAGACTCAATCTTTAATTTATCTAAGGCAATGCCTAATAAATATAAAAATGAAGGTTTAAAGTGGATTATGTCACCTGCTCGTAGAGAGAAATGGATTGAATATTTAACAACTCGTTCAACTGGCTTAGGCGATGCTGCGTTATTAGGTACAGGGGATCAAGTTAATAAGCCGTTGGGGTATGAGATTGTCACAGTTCCTTCTATTCAAGATGATGTAATTATTTTTGCAGATCCTAAAAACTTTATTGCGGTAAATACGTATGACACGCGAGTTCGTAAGACTGTAGAAGGTAAATCTGCTGTTATGGAAGATAAGCGATTCTATGTTATTCATTTGGATGATGATGCAGTTATTCAAGAAATGGACGCAGTAGCAATTCTTACTAATATACCTGATAATTTTGGGAATTAAGTAAGGTAATTTGTATATGAAGATTATAGAATTAAAATTAGGCGGTACATATACTGCATATGGCTATACTTTTTTTAACGGAGTAAAGGAAAAGGTTGCAAATGAAAAAGCAAACTATTTACTAAGTACAGGACATTTTAAGTTAATAGATAGTATAGAGGTTAAAAAGAAAGAGAAGTAAAAGAGGTGGAAGGATGGAAATTACTGTACAGGACATAAAGAACAGGGTAAATGTTCAACGAATGCCCGATACGGTAATCCAGGAGCTCATTAGTCAATATGAATTGATTACTAAAAACTATTTGAGAAGTAAGCCAAGTAACCCAATGAAAGAGAAAGTTAGAACAAGTAAATTGGCTTGGCTTTCTTTTCGAGTAGAAAATTTGATCAAGGTAATCCATATTGGTTCTGGGGAAGAAGTTACCAATTCAGTTTTTTCTGATGGATGCACTGTATATGGTTTAAGTGAGAATCAATTATATGAATTTGAGTATACGATACAAGATTATGATGGACTTTTGACTTTAATGAAAAAATGCATCATCGATATGACGTGTTATGCGGTAATTCGAACAAATCTACAATATGAAAATATGAAAAAATCAGCAAATATCGGAGATTATTCATATGAAATAAATATTGAATCGCTAGATGAGGAAACTGTAAATAAAAAGGTTTTAAAAGTATTAAAAAAATACCGAAGTAGAAACCCTTTAATAGCATTATGAATGAAAGAATAGGCTGTGAACATTAGATATGGAAGAATTATATATACATGAAGTAACTGTGAAAAGGAATCAAAAGGTAAAGCAGCCGGCAGGAAATTTTAAAGAAGAGCCTGTCATTATTTATGAAAGAATGAAGTGTCGTGTAACAACACACACAGCGGTAGATAATGAAAGGTTAAAAAGAAATAAACAAAATTTTGAGCCGAATTTTAAAATTTATACTTCTGCAGAACATAACATCCACACAAATGATGTAATCTATTTTCATGATTATGTATTTGAGGTAAGAGGAGAACCAAGAAATCCATCATTTTTAAATCACCATATTGAATTGTATTGTGAGTTGTTGGAATAAAATGACGAATACATCGGAATTCATGGTTACACGTAATTTAGAACAGGTTAAAGAACAACTTAATAAAATAATGGTAGAAAGAATTATAAGTGCTTGCAATCAACTGCAACGAGAAATGAAACAAACAGTATCAGGTAGTCACAATGGTGTGAAGTATAAAATTCCACGATCGAGTCGCACATATATTGCTTCAAAACCAGGAGAGACATTTGCTTCTAGAACGGGAGAATTACAAGATTCCATTAAATATGGCTTACATATTACAGATACCGAAGTAGTAGGAACGATTGGAAGTGAATTAAAAAGAGCAGTGTATGTCGAAAATGGTACAAGTACTGTAGAAGCCCGACCTTTTTTCTTAAAAACGTTTGAAAAAGAGCGTGGGGAATTAAAAAGGACATTGGGAGGAGAACAATGACGACAAAAGCGATTGCAACAATCAGAAATATTATTGAGAAAGATACAATTGTGCAAAGTAATCTATCGAAATATGAAGGAGAGCCCGCTCTTACATTTCAAACTGCACAAAAAGATATGAAAATGCCTTATGCGGTAATGAGAATTGAATCTAATAATCCAGATGATATAGAGGTAATTGATCGGATGATCCTCACTTTTGATATATATTGTGGCCAAGGTGATTATGAAAAAGCGGATGTAATTTCAAGGCGAATAGAACATTTGTTAGACAGAGAAGCGGGATTGTTAAGAGATTCTGGTATTATTACAATTCATCGAGCAGGCAGTGTTGCAGTTCCGGATGAAGATCCATCAATTATTCATATTAGTATTAAGTTTCTTGTACGGGTAGGAAGAATGGAATTATATTAAGGAGGGAAAAAAATGAGTTGGAAGCTTATTAATGGTGTACGTGAGGGTACAACTGATAATTTTGTTATTGGACCGGGTGTAATGTATAAAGGTTTTAAAAGTGTAAAAGACCTAGGTGAGATGTTAGGAGCTACTACAGGTGGCTGTAAAGTGGGGTTTACTAGAGAATACTATGATGCTGATATTGATGGTGTTTTAGGAAAACTAGTTCGCGGAAAATGGCTATTAAAAGATGAACCACATATGGAGGTTACACTTGTAGAATTTACGAAAGAAAATTTAGAGTTAGCTCTACCAGGCGTAGATGTAGATAGTACGACTGATAACGACTATAACATTGTAAAACCAACCAATGAAATTAAAGACACAAGTTATAGTGATATTGCAATAGTAGGTGTAGTTTCAGGAAGTGATATTCCGGTTATTTTTGTTATCCGAAATGCAATGGTTGTTTCTTCTGTAGAAATTGATTTAAAAGATGGTAAAGGAACTGTAGGACTTAAATGCAAATTTATTGGTCATTATAGCGAAAGTTCGCCTAATACACCCCCTTATGAAATTTATTTACCAAAGAAAAAAGCACCTAAATTACCTACAACAAGTAAATAAGTTGTAGGTTTTATTTTTAGGTCATAAAAGGAGATATTAAATATGACAACAATGCTAGAAAAAATGATGCATAATAGTACAGAAATTACAATTTCAGGCCAGAAGATGAAGATGAGACGTTTAAATGTAAAAGATGTTTGGCGTTTTACTAAGATTATTTCTAAAGTTGGTCGTCATGCAATGACTGATTTTATGGAGTTTGGGAAAGAAAAGAATGAAATCGATGAAAAAATCCAATTGGCCCAAATGAATGAAGAGCAACAAGAACAGTTAAATGAAATTGAAAAACAAAAAAAAGAAAAGGGTTTAGAGTTTGTCTTTCAATTATTGTCTATGATTCCGGAATGTGAAGATGAGTTCTCAGAATTTTTCTCTAGTCTATTACAGATTAAGCGTGAAGAATTCGATCAGTTACCACCAGAAGCTATGGTAGCAGTTATTGAAGGATTATTAGAAAGTGAAGATTTAATGTCTTTTTTCAATCAGGTCAAGGGTCTAATCAAATCTCAAAGTCTCAAGTGGAACAAACAAGAAATGTAGAAAATGATTCTAATAAATACATAGAAGAAACAGAGCAAAATATGCTAAGGGCTTTTGATAAAGTCCAAAAACGGTATGGATGGACAGATGATTATGTCTTATCCATACCGTATTCTCGTTTAATGGACTTATTTTCTTTTATTAGTCAGGAAGAGCAGCAAGAAGAATTAAATGAATGGAAAAAGATGGCCTTTATCGGATTTCAAACAAGGCAATTAGAAGAAGGAACAACTTTTCATGACTATTTGCAAGCTTTTGGACTTACGGAATCTACGTCGGATGGGGAAGAAAATGAGACTATGGAAGTTTGGTCCAAAGAGGAATGTATCGACCATGCAAATAAGCTGATTGCAGAGTTTCAGTTTGAAGACGATCAGGAATAAAAAACTTCCTAGTTAGAAAGGGGGGAGTGAATGTTTACAGAAGTATTCCAGTTGTTCGGTACAATTGGAATTAAAGCAGATGAAGCTTATAAGGATTTAGCAAAGTTTGAGGAAAGTTTACAAAAGGCTTCTAAGAACATACAAGAAAAATTTCAAAAACCAGCAGAAGTACTTAATCAAATAAATGGCCAAATTCAAAAATTTGGTAACGGAGCGACCAATGTTTTTGGGAAGATTGGTAACAAAGCGGATCAGGCATATAAAGGTGTAGAAAAGTTTGAAGAGAGAGTGCAAAAAGCCTCTAATACAATGCAAGAAAAAATCCAAAAATCAGCAGATTCTCTTGGGAATATTAGCAAGCAAATGCAAACGTTTGGTGACACTATTTCAAATAAAGTCACAAAACCGATAGAACAAGTCAATAGCAAAGCTTTACAATTTGCTAACGATGTGGAAGGTTCTCAAAAAAAACTACAGGATATGCTGGGGTTAACTGAAAAAGATGCAAAGAGTTTGGCTGGAACTATTCAACCTATCGCTCAACAAGTCGTGAAGATTTCTAATATAGTAATACCATCGTTGAAGCAAACGGTTGAGTTAATCAAATCTGTTTCTGGTCTTATATCTAAGGCGAGTGAAATCATTGGTGGCCTTGTAAATATAGTTAAAACATTAATGCAAATACCGGGTGCAATTACGGCGATTATTAAAGATGCCTTAAAACTAATTAAAGTTTTTAGTGAGTTTGCACAGATATTGACTGGTCTTGGAAAATCAATGTTTTCATTAGTATTAAGCCCATGGGGTTTTGCGATAATTGCAATGGTTGCTTTAGTATATGTGCTGTATAAAAATTGGGATTCAATTGTGAAATATACAAAGCAGGCAGTGCAATGGATCAGTGATATTTGTTCTAAAGCCTGGGATGCTATTGTTAAAGTTGCGAAGTCAGTATGGGATAGCTTGTCAAAGTTTTTCTCAAGTTTTTGGGAAGGAACAAAAAAAGTATTCCAATCTGCGGTATCGTTTATAGATAAAATACTTAGCGGGGCATGGAAAATAATTACTACTGTAATTACAATGTATATCAACATATGGAAAAAGACATTTGAAATTGGTTGGAATTTAATAAAAACGATATTTAATACAGTGCTAAACGTAATAAAAAGTGTTGTTAAGTTTGCTTTAGAATTTATTAAAAGCTATATCTCTACTGCTATTAAAATATGGCAAAATATTTTTAAAACTGGCTGGGATATTATAAAAACAGTTTTTACGACGGTGCTAAACTTTTTGAAATCATTTATAAGTGGTGCATTTCAAGCGATTCGCAGCATAATTACGACTGTGATGAATGGGATAAAAACCGTCATTTCTACAGTGTGGAATGGAATAAAGGTAATTTTTACGACTGTATTAAACTTCTTAAAATCAGTTGTAAGTAGTGTGTTTCAAGCAATTCATAGCATAATTACAACTGTAATGAATGGAATAAAGACGGTTATTTCTACGATTTGGAATGTAATTAAAACAGTTTTTATAACTGTATTAGAGACTATAAAGAATTTTGTGGTTACAGCATTTCATTTTATAAAAAACACAATTACGACTGTAATGGATATCGTAAAGTCTATTATTGTAACCGCATGGAATTTTATTAAAGAAACAATAATAGTTGCTGTTCGGACATTTGTTAACTTTGTGGTGGATAACTTTAATAAGATAAAAAACACAATATTTAGTGTTGTTGGTGCTATTAAAGATTTCATAGTAAGTAACTTTGCAGCAATTAAAAAAGCTATCGTCGGAGCGTTTGACGGCGTTGTTGATACAGTAAAGGATGTATTCGGTAAAGTTGGTTCTATAGTTAAGGGGATAGCAAACGACGCTGTAAGCTGGGGGAAAGATATTATTGCTGGTATTGGTAAAGGTATGACATCTATGGCTGGCTGGGTTGTTGATAAAGCTAAAGGCGTTGTAGACGGAATACCAAAAGCAGTTAAAAGTTTCTTTGGTATAAAATCTCCTTCGCGTCTAATGATGGAATACGGCGGATATATTACAGAAGGTCTTGGTGTAGGGATGGAAAAAATGATTCCGGCTGTAGACAAGGCTTCTGGATTGTTAAATAAAGCGGTTGTTCCACCGAAACCGATGCAACTAGTAACGGATGTATCTACCCGAATTGGACAAATGGGGGCACATTCTGCTGATATGATTGGAAAAGCTGCACATCCATTTGCTGGGCAATCTTCTGTTGAAAAGAAAACAGATAAAGGTGTTACAATTCAAAATGCTACATTCAAAGTTGCTGTTGAAAAATTGCAAACCGCAGAGGATTTTGTGAAAATGAGAAAATTACTACAAAACGTAGTTGCTGACGATCTAATGGGAATGGCGGTGCGGAATGTATGAGTATATTAAAAACATTGCATAGAAGAGCTGGTTCATATCATCTCTTTTGGGATGCTACAGAATTAAAAAGTACAATTAAATATACTATTAATTTTTCATGGCCTGGGACATATAATTTTTCTTTTATGTCCCAAGTTCCTATTGGTTCTGATGGTATGTTACCAGATAAATACTTTATTGTTCGCGTAAATGGTATTGAAAAATTTAGAGCAAGAGGTGCTTATGCCTGGGAAGCAAGAGAAATTTTTGTTGGCGCAGGGCCACAAACAATTGAATTTACAACAAGCGGTTACGGTTCTTCTGACGTAGCCTATTTGCGTGATGTTTATTATCATGCATATGGACCTATACCTACAATTGCAATGATTGAACAAACGAAAATGCCTAAATCCTTAGACGGATTAAAAAATTACAATGTTATGCATGGATATCCTCGTTACCAGGGTACTGGTAATAAAGGATGTGAAGTAGAATTTACTGCTTTATTCAATGATATCAGTCATTGGCGTGAGTTCATGGGGGAAATATATCGCCCTCATATTATTACAGGTGATTACGGTACCTACGGTGGTATTATTCCACCTAATGAAGTTGATGCAATACGTAAAGGAACGCTAGTAATAGCAAAGTGTAAATTAATATCTATGTCACAAGCAGGTATTGGAGTTGATGGAATGTGAGAGAAGGATCTATTTCTTTAATCAGAATGTTGGGGAGCTATTTCCAAGTGGGGAATAATGCTCCTAATTTAATTGTTTATATGAAAAAAAGAGAATCTTCTTCTTATGTACAGATACAACATCGTGTAATGAGCCTGGAAGTGCAGGAGAACGCAGATCAGTTCGCAAGTACATTTTCTATTACCTTTGCTAATGAATATGGGCAAATGGCACCTGATAACTGGTATGGTAAGTTTTCTTCCATTCAAGAATGGTTTTACAACAGTGAAGTAACAAACACAAACCAACTATATCCGCAGACTGAATTTAAGGTTTCTATCGGTTATGGCGAAGAAGCTTTACCGTATATACATGGTTTTGTATCTGACGTAAAGGTGAATGCCGAAAGCGGCACAATATCAGTTACCTGCACAACATCGTATAAAAAGGTTCTACAAAAATCAGTAATTCCAACGCCGGGATCAGATGAAATTGTTGCACCGACTGGAAATGTGTATGATGTAGTGAAATTCTTCCTTGAAAAAGCAGGAGTTACATTACACGGAAGTAGGGTAAACATTCCTGGGACCAATGAAAGTTGGATTGTTGAAGGGGCAACTGGAAAGAGGTTTCAAAAGTGGGATGAAATTGTACGGGATATTATAGATACAACATTCCACTACATTAAACATGAACCAGATGGAAGTTGTACATTTATGAAAATGCCAGACTACGAAATTAACGAACTTGCCAAATTTAGTTTTAGAGAAGGGGAAAACCTGATCTCTTTAGATATGCAATTAACAGATCAGGACATTAGTAATAGTATTGTTATTAAATGTGGAGATTATGCTAATGGTTTTGTTAATTCATTCTTACTTAAAAACGTCTCTCTAGGGGATTTGCGAGAGGAAATGATAGAGGTACCTTGGGCAACAACATTCTTTGCAAGAAGGGCAGTTGCTGCAGCTTATCATTTAAAAGCGATTCAAAAATTCAGAACACTAACAGTTGCGGTGATAGGGAATCCGCGAATTCAATTGTTCGATGTGGTTTCCATTTACAATAGGGATTCTGGGCAACAATGGAACTACTTTGTTAAAGGAATTAACACAATGATTTCTGCTGATGATGGATTCTATCAAACTTTAGATTTATCCGTTAACTATGGATATGAACCTACTCCGTATACCGATATAACAGGAATCACAGTAAATGTAGATACATTACGATTAAAGCTGTGGGATTGGGATTATGAGGATGGAGATTTATTAAATATTTATTGTAATAACAAATTAATAGTGGAAAACTACTTTATCCGAAACAATCCTACGTATGTTGATATACCACTTGAATATGGCGTGAATATTATTATTTTTGAAGCGGTGCGCACTCCTTTAGGAATACTTACCGGGCGATTACAAGTATTAGATACACAAAATAATATCTTATTTGATTATGGTTCTTTACCAGATTTAACGTTTGATGAAACAGATTTAAATGCAGATAGATATTATATTAAACGCCCAGCTAAAACGTGGCCTGTAACAAGGGTAAATTAGGGGTGATTCTATGATAATGCAAAAGAATTTATATGATCCTATTATGTATTTAATGAAAGGATTAATTGATAGAGAATTTTACAGCGGTGGAAAACCGATGCCTGGTAACGATCCAAATGATGTTTTTAAAGAAGGTATGACCGAGGGGTATACACTGGTTCGTGATGGTGCTCGGTTATCGGCAGTTGATGGAGATAAATATCTGCACTACGACTTGGTTTTTAATGGACAAGCACTGCTTGAAAAGGTCCTTATATCCCATAAAATAACGGGTAAAAAGATGGAGATGCAACTAATTTATAACGCAAACAAACAATTAGATCGAGTACAACCAAGGCTTATTAATAAAGGTAGCGGTATGTTATCTGATTTACCAATTCCCGATGTGTCGTAATGATGCATGGGGATTTTTTAATACAATAAAAAGGGTGATTACCTTTGTTTGAAACAACGTATATAGCTGGTGGTCGATTAGATGCGCCATTTTATCCAACGAAAACCTTTCCGTATATGAAAGGTTTTATAATGGATTCTAAAGCATGGACAGAAGATAAGATGGAATACGTATTACCAATTGACATGGAGTTTTATGCCATTAGTGTGAGTAGTTCTATGTATGAAATCGATGATAAATGGTCGCTTATTGTAAATGACGGTATTGTCTGTGAGGATATTTATACAAAAAAAATACCAGAAGGTATAAGTCTTATGTCCTATATGCAATTAAAGGCTGGAGATAAAATTATTTTTAAATTTCATAACCAAGGAATTAATAATAAGCAAGTATGGATTGCTTTACAGTTTTTGAAGTAATTGGAGGGAGATTATGAGTTTTGCTGTAAATTATATGGCTGGTGGCCGATTAGATGCTCCATACTTTCCAACCAAAACGATTCCTTTTATAAAAGGAAGAAGAATAGGTGTTTATGAAAATATTCATCATAATGAATTTATAGCACCAGTTGATATGGAGATGATTGCATTTTCTATTGGTGCATCAAAATATAACGATAATGACTATTGGAATTTATATATTAATAATGAAAAAATAGCAGATGAAATTTATATGAAAGATGTTCCCGAAGGATTTAATTTTTCTGTTGTTAAACAGATTCCTGCCAAAGCGATTATCCGTTTTGAATATATAAATAAATCTTTGGAGAAAAAAGCTATTTGGCTTAATTATCAATTTTTAAAAGATTAGGAGTGAAGTAAAGTGGCGTTTATTGAAAAGGTATTTCAAGAAGGAAGTTTCTTAGATGATCTTGTAAATCTAGCAACAAGTAACGGATGGGAAAAGGTGAAAAAGTTTCAAAAGGCGGGGTATTCCTTACAACTAAGAAATAATTATTATGATAGAGACAGTTTAATTAAATTTGGTTTAGCAGAACACACAATTATTAAAAATGTAGAAGGAACTATGTATGGATTAGTTCAAATTGCTTCTTGGGATATACCTAAAAAAGATGTTACTTATAAATTTGATACAGAAGAGGATAAGGCGGAGTTTATTAAGGATGCAAAATCAAGATATAGTAGAAATCTTGATCGTTCTTGTTTTTATATTTATATGATTGAAAAAGAACCGGTATTTAAAGAAGGAACAGCATCAGTTGTGACTTTTGATACTTTTCCAAAAGGCCTAATAGATGTAGAAGTGAGTAAAACAGACATTAATATGAAGGATGGTTCCCCGGTTATCGCCTATACTGATGCTAATACAGACGTTATGATGTCACCATTTGTAAAAATAACATTACGAAACCCAAACTTACAAGGTGTTGATGTGAAAACAAATTGGTGGCCTGATTCATTAGTTAGAGTAACTGGCCAAGTTGATAAGGATCGTGTGGTTTTATTAATTCAAGCAGATAATACACCTGCATTTGAAAATAATGTAGTTCCGGTTACACCTTTATATATGGGCAAAATTGAAAGCTATGCGAAAGATGATCAAATTGGTGACGCACTTTGGGCAGGGACAGCATTTGATACAGGTGCAGAAAATAGCTCACATGCATTTGATTTTAATGATAAGAAACCATATAGAAATGTGAATGATAGCTTGCCAATTTTAAAAACATATCCTAAATCACCAGGTAATGGTATTGATAACGTTATTATTAAGCGCTCGCGATTAGGGGCTAGATATCAAGCTCATTATATTGCTTGGAATGTTGCTCCGAATGAGATGCCGCCTGATAGAAAAGGAGTAAATGGTGGTCAATATCCACTAGCTTGGCAGTCTCATGATAATGATGAATATAAGTATCAATTTAATCCTTCGGTATATAGTGGTCGCGTTCATACATCTCGTGCTTATGTTGTTCATCCAGATGAAGGTGTGCGAGGTTTCTTACCTCATATGGTTTTACTATCACCTTTAGGATTATTGAATGGGGATAAGTTAAAAGTACGAAAGAATACTTGTCCAGATACATTTGATATTTATCGTTTTTATAATGTTGATGCGATTTCGCCAATTACAAAAAGACCAGCGACACCGTATCGTCCAGCTGGATTAGGAATTTATGAGAAGTCAATGTAAAGGGGAGAGAAAAACATGTGGTTTGATAAAGTAGCTTATTTACAAACATTACCAGTTGAATTAGAGAAAATGATTACAGAGCGAGGATGGAGTCGAAAGTTATACTTTAAAATTAGAAGTGGTATCAATAAATTTATTGATGTTCGATTATTTGAATCGTTAGGTAGCGATGGAGAATGGCGCAGATTTGGAGTGGCAAATGCTTATGATACGAGCGATTCTGATTTTACAGATGGTAGATTTATTCCTGTGGATTCTCCATTAGGGAAGCTAGGAATGGGAGATGGAGTGAAAAAGGAATTTCAAATTCCGACATTTCCTGTAGTTGAAAGTTCTTTATTAGTGTATGTAAATAGCATTTTACTAGAAAAGGATAAATATAAAGTTGATGCTAAAGCGGGAAAAGTTATTTTTAATCAAGCGATTGCAAAAGGAGATAAAATCACCTGTGAGTATCGATTAACAAATGATGCATACGAACCGAATAATGATATGATTTTCTTTACATTTAACCAGTATTTTATTGAGAAGGAAGTAAAGTTATCAGATGCTGAAAGTGATTTAGGAAACGGTACCGGTTCTAAAAAATCATTTAATTTGCCATTTTCAAATTTTGATGAAAATCGTTTTATGGTTTATAGAAACAATCAAATGGTTGATCCCGGGGAATATACAGTTTCAGATACAGCAATTGAATTTCAAACTGCCCCAAAAAGTTCCGAGAACATTAAATTTTCTGGAGTGTATTTTCTAGCACCAAAGGCAGACGGAACGTTGGATACTTTAGTAGCGAAGACGTCATTTGACGTGCAAAAAATGGAAAGTATTATGGCTGAAGTATATTCTACAGTTAATTTTGTAAATCCTTCGCCTTATACACCGATTAGTTTTACACCAGAAGCCCGTTTTACAAAAGATTGGAAACGTGATTCTGTCGTTTATATGTATGGAAATGGAAATAAAGACCGTATTGTTATGTTTATGCGTGTAGATCCAACACCAAGTCCTGTTCGAGCATTATTTGTACCATTATATATTGGAAGAATGTACACATTTGATAATGCACCGCGTAAAAACACTGTAATTATTGGTGGTTGTCGTAACGGGGATCAATATAATTATGCGCCTAATAAAAAAATTGGAAATGCAAATTTAGACTACGGAGAAAATACAGGTAATGGAAATGATTCTGTATTATTAGCTCAATCATACACAGGTGCAATGTATCAAAAACATTATTTATCATTTATTACTCACGATATGGATATTGATAGTGGACAAGGTCGATTTAATCCATCTGTCTATAGTGGGAAATATCATTTGTCACAGATTTATATCGTTCATCCTAATGATGGATATGTTGGGAAATTAGATGATGTCTATGCTGTTCACCCAAAAAATATTCAACAGGCCGATGAATTGGAAATTGAAAAGGAAGTTACAAGTGAATCTTTAGGAAAAGGAAATGGAATGAGAAAAGTTTTCCATTTAGAGCATAAACCAAAAGCAGGAACACTTAAGTTGTTCAATGCATGTACTCTAGTTCCTAATACTGACTTTGTTTTAAATGAAGATGATAAAACAGTGACGTTTAAAGAAATCCCAATTAATGGGGTAGAGATTACAGCAAGTTATGAATTTGCACAATTATATCGTTATACGTTGCCGACTACCGCAGTTTCTCCGATGACACAAGCGAAAGCAACGCCATTTAATCCGATTGGTCTAGCTATTTATAAAGAAGATATTTAATCATTAATCATATAAGGGGAAATGCAGAGAGTGAGTGAGAAAATTTATTCTATTGCTTCCCCTTCTTTATGTACGAAAAAGAAGAGTCATGTTGTTTCGATTCCTTTGGGATCAACAATGAAGAAAACATATAGTCTCTCGCTTTCTGTTTTAAATCCTTTTGTAAAAAATGCGAATAATTTTCCAGTCAGTTTGCCGCCATATTCAAGATTCAAAGCTGTTAAGGAAGAAGATGCTGGGGTATTTGCAACCAAGATAGTTAAGGGAAAAGGTATATTAACAGACCTTGTTGTAGAGGCAATAAGGCAAGTTGAGGTGACTGCTAATATTGCTAAAGTGGATATTGCAAACCTAATGCGGAGTATCAACATGGAACTGTTAAGCATACAGGATTCTAAACCGCTTAAAGAAATTCTTGCAGATGTTCATTACTATCAGAAAGCAATGCAACATGACCGAACTTTTGATATGGAACATATGGAAGGGAACAATGGAAGCAGATTAGATACAAAGTATGCAGATGTAACAGAAATGTCTAGTACAGATCGTAAGATATATAAAGCAGGTAATATGCTCCCAATTGAGCAAGAGAGAGTAAAACAGAAATTACGAGAATTTGCAACCAATGTAGATGAAATACCGCGATGGGTACAGGTTGCACGTATTTTATATGGCGAAGGATTTTATGAAACAATATTGACTGAAAGAAGAGAAAAAGAAATATGTAGTACTGTAGTTAGAAATGTGGATCATGTAGAGATTAGCCAAAAAGAATTACCTGTACAAGAGATAAGTGATTTTGAGCTTTATAATAACTTGCCAAGAGAAGTAACTACTTCTTATGAGGAATTTGATTTATTTACTGATACAGGAATTCCGGTTTATATGCCAGATTATGATTTGTTTGCTCGTAAACAAAGAGAAATACAGACTCGTAATATAAATTACAATACAGCGAATAGAAATGCCATTCAGCGGAATGGTGAAATGAATTATTTTGAATTTGTAAATAGAAAAGCACTGAAGATAGATGGCAGATTTATTAATATAGAAGATTTAGAGCGTAAAAAGTTAGAACTTCAAACTAATGAATATGATGTGTCATATGCGGACCGCATAATACAAGACATATATACATATGGTGGCCATGTATATAATAACGCTCAAAAACTATTAATAGAATATGATTCATCTCACATAGAAATGAATGAAATGAATCATATAACGCATGAATATGAAAGTAAATTCATAAGTGAATATGAGTTATTGGAAAGACAGTACCATTCTAATGAGGTAAATTTAGTAGAAACATTGATGGTATCAAGTCAGAATCATTTGTACATGGATTATAATCTTCCAGAAATGATACAGAGTGATGTGCTCACAAAAGAAGTAGAAGTAAAATTAGCTAAAGACGAACAAGTTAATAAGAAAACGAAACATGTATGGACTGAATATATACACCATGAGGAAATGGACCTAATACATAAACAATTATTTGGGACTATTCAAGATAACTATGAATTTGCTAGTAGACAAATCAAAAAATTGACCGGATTTTATGAGGAATTTGATCTATTTAATAGTTTAGGAATCCCAGTTTATATGCCAGACTATGATTTATTTGCTCGTGTACAGAGAGAACTACAAGCGAAACAAATAACAGTTAATTCAGCTAAAAGAGACATACGTTCAGTATATGGTAATGTTCGTGATACGGATCTAGCAGATAGAAGCATGCAAGAGAAAGAGGGAGTCTTTTTTGATGTAGCTGCTATAGATAGAAAAGTATTACAAATGGAAGTGAATGTACCTTCTTATGAATTTTCTAATCGAGTTATAGATGAGCAAGAAGCAATAGGTATATATGGATATGAACGTTTTAATCGAGTAAATGGACAGTATAATACTGCCCAAGCGGATATATCTTCCATGGATCGGATTCTAGGTGAAGTAGAAACTCCATTTACAAATGTGTATGAATTAGCAAAGCGCGACCTTCATGAGTTGTTAGTGGAGGATGATAGAATAGCAGAGTCTGTATTGTATGATCGATTGTTTATAAGTGAAGAAAGTAATGAACCAATAACAGGTGAACGAGTTAAAGTCGATATTGAAACCGAATGGACAAACCCTGTAGAGTTTACAAAGCAAGAACAATTGATAGCACAGAATGAAGAAGGATATGACATTGTTAATAGACATGTAAAAGAACAGGACTCTCGTTACGAAGAATTTGATCTTTTTGATTTAATAGGAACTCCAGTTTACTTACCGGAGTATGATTTGTTCGCAAGGATTCAAAGGGAATTACTAACGAATATAGAGACAGCTGAAATAGCAAATAGAGAAGATAATATAGAAGCAGAAATTAATACGGTTGATTCGATTGGTAATCTAGTTAAAGAAGTAGCAACTAATATAATTGATAGTAATGATATAGGATATATTGAGAAAGAGTTACAAACTAGTATTGAACAATATGAAATCGCAACGAATGATAGGAATTGGTATGCAGAAAGTACTATATCTGATCCGATGACAAAGCGAGTGCCAGAAATAGATACGAATATAATCGCTACTGATCAACTCGAGAGAATAATAAAAGAACGTAATACAAATGTAATCAAGGATGAAGAGTTAGAACGCCTTACGAAACAACTCATAATGAAAATTAAGCATTTTGATGATATGCGACAAATTAATAATGAGTACGAGTCAAATGTTTTTGAAGCAGACGAATGGCAAAGAAAAGCAGATAATAAAGCATCAATACATGAATATGATGTAAGTGAGTCTGAAAGAGAACTAGCGAGTGAAGAAATCCGTACAACTTTAACGAATAAGTACAATACTTTTAATACTACTATTTGTGACATAGAACAATCCAGCCGAACAGTAGACAGCGAAAGTATACTTGTTGAAAGTGATACTTTTGTATTAGAAAAGGAACTAGAAGCATCGTATGAAGAGTTTGATCTATTCGAAGGATTAGGGATTACAGTTTACTTACCAGATTATGATTTGTTTGCAAGAATCCAAAGAGAATTACAAACAAATATAGATACGTATGAAATAATGAATAAAGAAAATGAAACAAGAGCAGAAATTAGTTCATTCTATCAGTTTGGTAATGCCTTGCAAGAAGTTGATGCGACTGTTGCAACGATAGATAATGTAAAAGTCGTAAAAGAATTAGCTGCAAAAATGATCGATAAAGAGAATTTTAAGATCATTGACAGAGAGTTACAGATTAGTATTGAACAATATGAAACTGCAATGAATGATCGAAACTGGTATGTAAAGAATATTACATCTGCCCCAATGGAAAAGCTTATAAAAGAGGTAGAGGCAAATATAGTAGTAACGGATCAATCTCATAAAGGTGTAAGAGAATTTAATACAAATGTAGTGAAGAATGAAGAATTAGATCGTACAGTACGAAATGTAATGATGAATATTGTGGAATTGAAGGATATGCATCGAAAGTCAATTGAAGAGGCTTCAAATATTCATGAGCTATATGAATGGGAAAGAAATTCAAATCATAAAGCATCCATAAATACATACGGTGTTTTTGAAAATGTCAGAGAATTATCTAGTATAGAGATCCAAACAACTCCAGTGAATAGAAGAGATCTCGTTCATACGAATATAGATGAAATAGAACAATTTAATCGCATTTTAGACAACGAAAGTATACTTGTTGAAGACGATACGTTTAAATTAGAAAATATTTTTCAGGCAGAAGAACCAGTTGGATTTGAGGAAAGCGATATATTAATCGAAGAAGAACCAAAAATATGGTTAAAACATAGCCGGGAATCTTGGTGGAATAATTGGAATTGGAAGAAAACGAGATAATAAAGTAGAGTGCTAGATTAGCTTTTATTTAAGTATATGATATTGAATATTCGTACTTCATGACATTATGTAATTTCTAAAATTGAACTGCTAGAGCTGTTGTAAAAATAAAGGCTTAAGCAGTTCAATTGAATTTTAAATGTTTTTTAGTAAGTAAATTAGTTCCTTTCTGTTATGCATGAAATATTTAAATTTATTGATCCGTCAAGCTGTTAGTACAAATGTTTAAGGCATAGTAATTGCTACTGATGGAGCAATTGAAATTATTTTAAGATAAAAATGGAGAGGTGATATGATGGTGAGAGTATTAACTCAGCCCGAACCAGGGTGGCAGCGTATTGATGATAGCGATAGGAATATTATCTTTGAAGGAGAAAATTGGCTTAGTGGATACTCTAAATATTCTGATGATTATTCGAAAACATTCCACTATAAAGAGTCTAGTCACCCATCAAACCTAGTATATATTAAATTTTCTTTCGTAGGTACTAAACTTCGCATTATTGGACTTGCCAATAATGGTGGTTATGATAGCTATGCAACAATCACTATTGATGGTAATCCTGAGAGATTAGATTACTATGCATGGGAGGGGAAAAGGCAAGCTGTTATATATGAGAAAATAAATCTTAATAAAGAGCCGCATACAGTAACGATTCGAGGTATATACTTAAATCTTGATGCAATTGATATCGATTCTGATGGTTATGTATTTACACCAAAAAAAGTAGGGGAGATATTAGATAAACCTGATCCTGGTTGGATTCGTTTCGATGATGCTGATTCATTAATTAAGTATGGTGATGGTGCTTGGAATAGAGTAACTGATAATAGGTACTATAATAGTACAGTGGTATATTCTCTTACCAAATCAGTTGTAGAATTTTCGTTTAAGGGTACAGGTGTCAGACTTGTTTCTAAAAGTGTTAATTTAGGTTATGGTCCTGTAGATATAACGATCGACGGTGTCAAAGAATCATACAATCCAGTACTAGGTTCAGATAACTGGAAAGTTCTACTTTACAATAAAGAAGGTCTAAAAAATGAAGTTCATTCAGTTAAAATTGAGGGTCTTGAAGGAATTATAATGGATGCTATTGACATACTTGATGGAGAATTAGTGAAAACTGCTAAAGTAGGTGACGTTCTGCTTCAACCTGAAATTGGTTGGAAACGAATTGATGATACTGATGTTAATATTAAGTATTCAGGTAATTGGACGTTAATAAACAATCTTCCTGACTACCACAATTCTACTGCTCGATTTAAGCATGCAAAGCAAAGTTCGGTTGACAATAGTGCTATGTCTGTAACATTCAAGTTTAAAGGAACTAAACTTCGAGTTATCGGTGTTTCTAATAACACTTACGATAGGGAAGCTCAAATAATTATTGATGGTAAACCTGAAACAATTAGCTTTTATGCTGATAGAGATGTTTCACCGAGTAGAGTACTATTATTTGATAAGCAAGGTTTAACTGATGAAATGCATACTGTTGAGTTAAAGGGTGTATTCATGCACCTAGATGCTATTGATATTGATGAAACTGGGTCAATGGTACCACCTACTAAAGTAGGGGATGTTTTACTTCAACCTGAAGCAGGATGGAAACGCATTGATGACACTGATTCAAATATTCAGTATACCGGTAATTGGTCATTGATAGATAATCAACCTCTTGCCTATAATTCTACAATACGATTTAAAAACTCTAAAAATCCAGAACCTGTTGACAATAGTTCTATGTCACTTACATTCAGGTTTAAAGGGACTAAGCTTCGAGTTATTGGTGTTTCTAATAACACGTATGATAAAGATGCTCAAATAATTATTGATGGTAAGCCAGAAACGATTAGCTTCTACGCTGATAGAGATATTTCCCCCCATAGAACTCTATTATTTGATAAACAAGGTTTAACTGATGAAATGCATACTGTTGAGTTAAACGGTGTATTTATGGTTCTAGATGCTATTGATATTGATGAAACTGGGTCAATGGTACCACCTGCTAAAGTAGGGGATGTTTTACTCCAACCGGAAAGTAGATGGACTCGAATCGATGATAGACATTCATTGATTAAATATGGTTCAGGTACATGGGAGCTAGCAACGGATTCTAGGTACTCCAATTCAACAAATACATTTTCTAAAGTTAGTTGTGACATAGAATTCAGCTTTAAAGGAACTGGTTTGCGAATTGTTTCTAAAATGATTACTACTACTTCCGGTTATGGTCCTGTAGATGTATTAATTGATGGGGTTACTGAGAAATACAGTATTACAGGTTCTTCAGACCAATGGCAAACACTTCTATATGAGAAACAAGGATTACCGGACGCAGTGCACTCAGTTAAGCTAGTAGCACCTAACGGAATCATAATGGATGCTATTGACGTTTTAGATGGTCAATTAGAAAAAACGTCAGCTAAAGTGGGAGACCAATTACTTCAACCTGAAGATGGTTGGAAACGAATTGATGATACAGATGAAAATATTAAGTATTTAGGTAACTGGAAAACGACTAAAGAAAGTAATAATTACAATAGCACGATACATTATAATACTACTTCAGGGGTTCAGGTAAGTTATCAGTTTGAATTTTCAGGTTCAAAACTTCGAATTATAGGATTCGGAGACACGGGTTATGATAAGAGTGCTAAAATAACAATTGACGGCATAACTGAGGATATTGTTTATTATCAGTCTAAGTCAGGTTCACAAATTATTGTGTATGAGAAATTGAACTTAAAGCTGGGAACGCACACTGTAAAAGTAGAAGGCTCTATTATATCATTAGACGCAATTGATATTGAAGATACTGGTTCAATGGTAAAATCTCCAGTTGAAGTGGGTGATATATTATTACAACCTGAATTCGGTTGGGATCGCCTCAATAATTCAGACCCTTCAATTACCTACACTAAGTTCATTCGCAATACGGATGATAATGGTATACGAAAATGCTATATGAATGACTATCACTACGCACCTAACGAAGGTACAGTAAATTTAGAATTTACAGGAACAGGTTTCAGAGTTCTTGGTATCGTGTATAGAGGTTATTCTAGTAATATTTCTATTGAGATAGATGGAGTTAAAGCTACATTTTCTGAAGATTATCCAATTGTAGGTGAATACCTTCAAGGAAGCACATTAGTTTATGAGATGATAAATCTTGAAAATAAGAAGCATACTGTCAAGATTTATAATTCTGATATTACAAAAGGATTGGGGTTTGATGCGTTTGATATTAAATCAGGTGACACTGTAAAATCACCTGCTAAAGTGGGTGACATTTTACTTGAACCAGAACCTGAATGGAAGCGAATTGATGATGCAGATACTAATATTAAGTATGATGGAAAATGGGCATTATATAAAGGTGATGAGTACTACAATTCAACACTTCATTACAAATATAAAACTATCGGTACAGACCCAGCATCAATACGTTTTAATTTCTACGGTACTAAATTAAGAATTATAGGCATATTAGCAAAAGACTATGATTCTAATGCTACTATAACTATTGATGGAAAAACCGAAACAATTAATTTTTCTGCAACTCAGCCTAAAATTCAAGCTATTGTTTATGAGAAGCTTAACCTACCGTTAGGAGATCACTCAGTTAAATTAGACGGAATTTTTATGAACCTAGATGCTATCGATATTGATTCAGATGATTCGATGGTAAAACCAACTGTTAAAGTGGGGGACCAATTATTAGCACCTGAAGACGGTTGGAAACGTTATGACGACAACGCATCTGAAATCTTCTATGATGCTAACTGGGCTAAGAATGTTGCGTACTCAGGTGCTTACGGTGGAAAGAGTACAAGTGCTCATAAAGGTAAAAATTCTAGTTTCCGATTTAAGTTCAAGGGTACTAAATTTAGAATAATTGTCGGTTGTTCTACTACAGAATTTTACTCAGATAAAATATCCGTAAGAATTGACGACTTACCTCTTGAATTCTTTAATGCTAATGCACCTAAAGATACTAACCAAGTCTTGAAATATGAAAAGCTAGGTTTAGAGGATAAGGAGCATGAAGTGAAGGTATCGGTTGTAACAAGCCAACCCGGTGCGGCATCTTATGACTATCGTTTTGATGCATTAGACATTGATGATACAGGAAGTCTTATCAAGATTAATACAGTAGGAAATGTGTTAACTGAACCGGAAAAAGGTTGGAAACGAATTGATGATACTGATCCATTAATTCGTTATATCGGTAACTGGAAAACGGCTATTGGTAATGTGGATCATTACAATAAAACAACTCATTACAATCTCGACAAGACACTTGACACGAGTTTCGAATTTGAGTTCGTAGGTACTAAACTTAGACTTCTAGCTTATGGCGACAGTGGTTACGATGCAACTTCTAAAGTACTTATTGATGGTAAAGAAGAAACTATGGTTTACAATAGTCCTTCAGGTAACCAGGTCATACGTTACGAGAAAATAGGTTTAGACAGTGGTAAGCATACTGTAAAAGTGATTGGTAAAGCTATGTCGTTAGATTCCATTGACATTGACGCTGACGGATACTTACTTGCTAGATTAGGTGACAAGTTAGTTGAGCCGGAACCTGGTTGGGTACGTTTCGATGATACTCATAAGAATATTGAATACAACGGTTTCTGGAAAACAACTGAAGCTTATGTTAGTTGCTACAATAATACTCATCATTGGAAGAGTAAGGAAGACAATAACGATAGCACCATATCAGCTAGATTTGTATTCAAGGGTACTAAGTTCCGATTAATTAGTATGACAAGTCCATCTTATCCGGAAGACATTGAATTGAAAATCGATGACCAAAAGGAAATCCTTAAACTTTCAGGAGAAGGTATGCAATATCAAACGTTTGCATATGAAAAGAAAAACCTTGAAGATATGATTCACGTTGTTGAGTTGTCAGGGAAATACATCAGTATCGATGCTATTGACTTAGAAGAAGGTGCAACACTATTAAAACTACCTGATGAGAAATTAAAACCATATCAAATAAGAGGTGGTTTAATCTTTAGGGATGATTTTGATACGTATGATTCCAGATGGATTGCATCTCCTGTCGGCAGCTATTCTTTAATTGATCGAAAAGGAAATTTTAGAATGCTACACAATGTTTCGCGTGACACATTATTACTTGCAGATCTTCCAAATGAGGAAGAATTCGCATTTGAAGTATCTGCTGATTATACGCCAACCCATGAAGATGACAAAGGCGGTATTATCGTTTGGAAAAACGGTGAGGAGAATATCGAGTTTTTAGAAACAGAAGATGGTACTCGAGAAACAACTGAATTGAAGTGGATGGCGTGCAAAGATAGTGAAGATTGGACGTTTTTTTCTGATTATGGCGAAGGTTTTAATTTTTACGACTCAGATAGAATGAACTGTAGTAAGTTTGGTGTCGTATTAAAAAAAGGATCGAATTCAAAGTTTATAAATCTTGATATTGATTCCATTATTGCTACAAGAGGAAGAAAGTTAACAATTGCTAATATAGCGCCGAATATAAGTGTGGAGATGGAAGATGAATTTGGGAGAATTATATTCAATGGAAATACAGGGTATAACACTGGTATTCAAATTACTCTCCCGTCACTAGAATTTGCAGGTAAAGTTATTTTGAAAAATGTAGAAGGTAAAGAATTAGGTGTTATTAAGACTACATTTTATGGTGGAGATTTATATGGATTCGGATCTAATTTAGAAATTAAATTTTCAGGTGAGGAGCTTTCAACACTAGCACAAACTCGATTGCCAGATATGATATCAGGGAAATCAGAAATTATGCTAGAACTTGTGAATCCTTCAGTTGCACGAGCGAATAATGTAAATTTAAGTATTGCCCAATATGAAGATAAATTTGGATGGTCATGGGCGGATCTTGCGCTAGACAGTAATGGTAAACCAGGTCAATATCAAGATAGTATCAATATTCCTTATGTAAATCCAGAAAACACAATGAAGTTTTGGTTAAAAGTAACAAAGGGAACAGATTATGTTGGTCTTGCTCCATTACAATTTCAAATACATCTTGAACATGAGTAGTTGGAGGTGAAGAGATGGGAACATCAATGGTCGTAAATCGATATTATAAGCAAGAAGAACAAACAGAAAATATTTTTCCAAAGCTTATCGAAAAAAAAATAAAGGTTGAGATTAATAGTAATGAAAAGAAGTATATACCTATTGAACTAGGTATAAACAAGTATGAACTTAGGACAATCTTTATTGAAAATACAGCAAATAATGATTATGAGTGTGCAATTTTTGATAAACAAAAAGATGGACAAATTCAGTACAGCAGTATTAAAGAAAAAAGAACATACGATATAATCAATATTCCTTGTGACGATAAAGATCAAATAAAGTCTTGTCACCTATTTATTGAAAATTTCAGTAATGTACCTTCTTTGTATACTGTGGTATTAAAAGTAACGACATTAATTTAGAGGTGAAATTAAATGACTAAGGCTATTTTTACTAAAGGGACGTGTAAACGGTTTGAATTATTTGATACGTTTATACAAGTAGCTTTAAATGCAGGTTGGAGACTACGTGAAGGAGCGGATTTAACAAATAGGTTAGTTGAAATATATACTGATGGCTATAATGGTGATAAGCACTTGGCCGTACAGCTAAATGCTTTTGATGGTGATTGGGGTGAAGGTTATGATTGTAGAAAAACAGATTACGCAGACGCAACTATGAGAATGGGAGTATTGAATTCTCCAACAACCTTTTATACCGTAGATGGATTTGATACTTTTTGTTTTTTTCCCGGAAGACAATATGATAGCAATAATTATACTGGGGCAAGAAAATATAATAGATTGTGGGAAATGGAATATTTTTACTATGCTGATAAAGAGGTTATTATTTTTTTAGTTAAACCTTTTAGATACACGGGCCTAGGTAATACCCTTATATATTTAGGTTTTCCAGAACAATCGTTTATTGAAGAAAGCAAGAGAAATGAACGTAAACCATATTCAGGTGCTATTTATGCTAATAGTGGCCATTCTGGAAGATTTACAGGGCAGAATAAGTGTAAGGTGTCAGATAATCCTAAGAATTTACTAGAGGTGGAAAATGCAATAACTATTGCACAACCAACGATGAGCATAATTTCACCTTTATCACCTAATGTTGATAATAAATTTGTACTAAGTGAAGTGTTTTATGGTGACAGCAATACTGGAACTAGGGGGCGATTAGGTAGAGTGTATTTTTTACAGCCAGGTGGTATGCTGGATGGTGATATAATTCACATTGAAGTAAATAATGAGATTCAAAAGTACAGATATACAACATTGGGAGGTTCTAGTAATAATTACACGTCTTTTCCTACTCAAGCAGTAGCATTAAGAATAGAATGAGGTGATATAAAGTGAGTATCATTTATAAAAGAGAAACATGTTTAAGGAAGGATTTATTTGATTCATTTATAAGAATGTTTGTAGAAGCTGGATGGGAAGTTCTTGAGGATAATGGTACAGAGAAAGACTATCGAATTGTAATACATTCTAAAGGAAGCAATGGAAGATCACCAATGTATTTAGCTTTTTACCCTTATTCGGGACAAGATGCACTTGGAAAACCGGGTTATGATATTAGAAAAAGTAATTCAACGGATGGACTTTTTAAGTGGATTAGGGAATGGGATTATGAAAATAAAAAAGAAATAAGTATTTATGGGAATTGGAATAGGTTGAATTTCTTTTATCGAAGCCCCAAGCTAACTTATGGTGGTGAACTAACATTGAGCCAAGATCTGGAAATGGAATACTATTGTTATGCTGATTTAGATAGAGTTGTTTTTATAGCTATACCAAATGAGACGATTTTAAAGCAGCAAAAACCAGGTCAAGCTGTGCAACCAATAGTACACTTTTTTGGTATACCTGAAGAAACATATGTTGAAGAAAAAAATGAACCATCCTATTCCTGTGCGATACATGCAAGCAGTAGCACGTCGTATTCTGGTATGGATTATGCTTTCCTTACATGTAATACACCTAAAAGGCTTTTAGATAATTTTGCATATCAAAATAAATTTACGTATTTAACATGTTATCCTGCACCTGCAGAAGGTGGGTCAAATAATGGGACAATTATGTTATGGGACTTATATATAGCAGAGGAGAATGTTGGTTTAAGGGCTAAATTGGGATTTTTACAATGCTTTAAACCTAATGGTAAGATTATAGCTGATGGAAGAAGTGGAGATACAATTGAAATTGAAACTGAGAATGGTATTGAAGTTTATTTACCATTTTGGACAAATTATTTTTCATACGGTAGTGAATCCAGTTCCAAAACTACTTCTTCATTTGGTAGTGAAATATCATATTTGGCTATAAGAATAAGATGAGGGATATGAATGATGGCTACTTATAGAGGAATAAAATTAACTGTCAGTCACCAAGGTAATAAACCAGGAATTCGAATTAATGATAAAACAATGGGAAAGATAGTACCTGAAGTTAATATGAAGGAACAGGGTAAACGGATAATTACAAAAACAAGTGGTAAAGTGTTACCTCAGATTATGGTGGAAAATTATGGGGAACGAGAAGTTAGAAAGACTGCTGGACAAGAAGTTTCGAATCCGATATACGTAATTAAAGGGAGTCGTGTAAAAACAAAGGTAATAAGTACTTTTCTTCCTATCCCATTTTTAACAGGGGGGGTTCGAGTTCCAAATGGGACATGTGAAGGTTTTTTTCAGCAAAATCAGTATATATCTGAAGAACAAATCCGTAATCAAGCACTACCAAGAAAAGAACCATTAGAATCACCATGGAAAAAGCGAACATATAGCAAAAAGAATTTTAATTAAAACAATAGCGTGCCAAAGCAGGCTTTTTTATTTTGCTTTGAAATGTAAAAAGGGGGGTGAAAGTTTTGAACGGATTCATGAGCTTGTAAAAACATTAAATGTACTGGACGTTATTAATACCACCCAATTTAAAGTTGCTTCTTTAATTAGTGGGGGATTGGGGACTATATTTAATTTTTTATATGGTAAATCTAATTTAATTTGAATTATCATTTTGGTATGGGTAGTTGTATTAGATTGGATAACTGGTAGTAAGGCTTCAAAATTAGATGGTACGTATTCATCACAATATGGAATTGAGGGCATTGCACGAACTGTGGTGCTTTTTTTATTACCTTCTTTAGCGTATTTATTTGATATTGCATTTAAACTACCAGAGTTTTTCTTTTTTATGGTAACGGGTGGTTTAATTTATCATATTTTTAATAGCTTTACAGCCAATTGTGTACGGATTAGCTGGGATAAATGGATTCCTACTTGGTTGTTAGAAAGTGTATCTTCTGAAATTGAGGCGAAAATTAGAAGATCAAAATCTAGAAAAGAAAAAAATTAAATAAATACAGATTGATTCAGTAGCTGCACAAAGTATGCGAGATTTTTGGATAAAGGTTGTGAAGGATACAAATGTCCTAGCATTTGTACCAATTTATTTTAATGTTCATCTAAAACATAATTGAGGTGAATACAATATAGGAACTGTAATGAAATTATATAGATATACATCCGAAAGTGAGATTACACCATCAATCCTTATTGAGAGGAATGTACAAATTACAATTGAACCAGAAAAAGTTCTATATGCTCCACAGGATGTAGGTTGTAACAAATACGATATTCGTACAATTCAAGTTACAAATGATTCAAACGTTGAAGCAATGTTATTTATGTACGATCAAAAAGAGAATGGGAATCAAGTCTATAAAAGCTTATCAGAAAAAAGAACATATGATATTTTGGCTATTCCTTGTGAGGATAAAGATCATACAAACAAGGTACATCTTTATATAGAAAATAGGGGCGTAGCAAACTCTACTTTTAATGTTTCTATAAAAGCAATACGTTTAAATTAAGGAGGAACATATAAAATGACAAATAAAATTTGTAAGTTACACAGACTAGAGCGCAGAGAAGTCTTTATGAAGATTATCGATGAAATGAAAAAGGCTGGGTGGCAGCAATTAAATGCTGACAAACCGGATAAGAATAATATTTTTGTTATGTATTCTACAGGTAATGATGGAACCAAAAACAATTATATTGAGCTGCGTCCTTATGATAATCTTGCAAAAAATTCTTCATTATCAAGTCAGTATGACATAAGAGAACCGAATGTGAAATATACAGATGGTAGTTACAGACTAATCAGAGGTTATGATAAAGAGGGTGGGAGTGGAACTGGAGAAGAAGTTTGGTTCCCTTTAGTATTCCATCAGGGGAAAGCAAATTATTCTAGTGGGGCAATTGCTTTAAATTATGAAAAGTATATGGTTGACCTATATCTATACGTCGATAAAGATACTGTTATTTATTGTGTATATGCAAATGATGATGAAATCCCATCTCACAAAGGAAAGACAGTGATTGGTTTTATAGGCCTTCCAGACGAATACTATCAACCGGAATTATTTTCACCGTATTCTTGCCCGTTCAGTGTTATGTTTAGCTGCGGTTCTCGCAGTCAAACAGCTACACATATAACTGATAGAAGTAAATTTTCAGGTACCGTTCTATATTCTGATACAAACTCTACATTTTATTGGGATAAAGTCTTTCTAAAGGCACCCTCTAATGAAGGAAAGATAGTTTTCACTCCTTTATACATGGGAGATAGTCGTGAAGGATTTAGAGGGAAGTACGATGGCTTTTACATCTATAGAGGTAGCGGTTTTATTTATGGTGATATTACAGAGATTGTTGAAAATGGGGAAATTCATAAGTACAAATTATTTTACACGTCGGCCCCTATAGCTAATCAATATAATTCATTTAGTGATTACTATGTAGCTTTACGGATTGAATAAGTAGGAGGTAAGTATATGGCAGTACTTCAAGGTATGATCATCTCTCCAACAAATCTATACTGTACGGGAACACGCGAAATTAATACACATCAGGGTATAATCATATCTCCAACAACGCTATATCATGATGGAATACGTGAAATCAATACACATCGTCAAGGGATTATTGTTAATCCAATCGATTTTTCACATACAGGCGTTAGGCAACTCCTAACACATCGAGGGGGTATTTTAAATCCCGATGATTGGATACGAACAGGTATTAGGCAGATTTCCACCCGTCAAGGTGTTATGCACAATTTATCTCAAGGTAAGAAAGGAACTACTGAAAAAGAAGTAATGAAGCAACCACGAACTGAACCACTAGAGTATGCGTGGAAGAAAATGAACATATAAATAACTTTATCAAAATCGAGCGTGCCAAAGCAGGCTTTTTTATTTTGCTTTGAAATGTAAAAAGGGGGTGAAAGTTTGGAACGGATTCATGAGCTTGTAAAAACATTAAATGTACTGGATGTTATTAATACCACCCAATTTAAAGTTGCTTCTGTAATTAGTGGGGGATTGGGAACTATATTTAATTTTTTATATGGTAAATCTAATTTAATTTGGATTATCATTTTGGTATGGGTAGTTGTATTAGATTGGATAACTGGTAGTAAGGCTTCAAAATTAGATGGTACGTATTCATCACAATATGGAATTGAGGGCATTGCACGAACTGTGGTGCTTTTTTTATTACCTTCTTTAGCGCATTTATTTGATATTGCATTTAAACTACCAGAGTTTTTCTTTTTTATGGTAACTGGTGGTTTGATTTATCATATTTTTAATAGCTTTACAGCCAATTGTGTACGTATTAGCTGGGATAAATGGATTCCTACTTGGTTGTTAGAAAGTGTATCTTCTGAAATAGAGGCGAAAATTAGAAGATCAAAATCTAGAAAAGAAAAAAATTAAATAAAGACAAATATAAAAAATGATAGCAAAAGGAGCAGCCTCAATTGAGGTGCTCTTTTTGTTTATGCAAATATTAAAGGGGAAAATACGAAATGAAAAAATTATTGAAACAATGTAGCGCGTTATTTATCATGTGTATTATTTTATTTTCTTTTTCTGCAAGTGCTTTTGCAGATAGAGAAATGATTATTCCAGATTTACCTAAGCAAGGATACAGATATGGTGTGGGTGCATATGAGGGAGTAGTAGCACATTCCACAGCGACACCAGAAGCACCTGCTATCAATATTAGAAATTATGAAGCTAGAACATGGAGAAATGCATTCGTTCATTATGCAACGGATTGGGATGAAACAATTCAAATCGCTTCTACTAAATATCGTGCATGGGGTGCAGGTCCAGCGGCAAATGCTAGATTTGTACATGTAGAACTTTCTGAGACTAGTGACCCAATTAAATTCAAAAAATCGTATGAAAGATATGTAAAGTTACTTTCGAAAATTTTAAAAGATAGAAATATCCATCCGAGTGTTGGATTATGGACTCATAAAGATATCACATACAAATTAGGCGGTACAGATCATGAGGATCCACAGGGGTATCTTGCTTCACATGGTGTATCAGAAGCTCAATTCCGTTCTGATGTTTTAAAGGCGTATAATGGTCATTCTGTCACTATGGAAGTAAAACCACAACAACCATCTAAAAGTGTAACGGATGTAACAGGAGTAGCTTATATCGATGGTTTAAATGTAAACCTTCGATCTGGACCATCCACAAGCAATGATGTAATTCGTAAGCTACAAAAGGGTGAATCATATAAAGTCTGGGGTAAAGTAGGAAACTGGTTGAATCTTGGAGGGAATCAGTGGGTTTATAACGATTCATCATACATTCGCTATAAAGAAGAATCTTCATCTGTGGAAGGTAAACGTGTAGTTTCTAAAGTGAATGACTTACGGTTCTATTCAAAAGCTTCCTGGGCTGATAGCGATGTTGTAGGAACTGTCGATGAAGGTTTAGGGTTCACTATCGTTGATAAAGTATCTGTAAATGGTTCACCACAATATAAAGTGAAGAATAGTAGAGGTAATGTGTTCTATATTACAGCTAGTTCTTATTATGTATATGTGAAGTAGTGAGTAATGGAAAAGAAGGATTTAATAGGAGTATTGAATCCTTCTTTTTAAGATCTAGTTAAAAAGTTCCTGCAGTACGTTCTGTTAAATACTTAGTATCTAAATAACCTAGGTCTTGAACATGTTGATGTAACTTCTGAAGTAAGTGCTTATCTTTGCATAAAATACTAATATCAAAACCATCAACTATACTCAATAAAAATTCACAATCACTAGTATTAAAATCTGATGCTGTTCTTATCCATGTTGGGCTGTTTTTTTTCATATCAGGAAAAGCACACATTGTTAAGAAGACTAAAAAGTATTTTTTGTTTATTAAAGTTTGTTTTAACTTATTTTCAGTTATGAAACGTTCGTCGCCGAGTAATTGTTCAAATGTAAAGTTATCATGAGAGTCTTTTAGGTATATTTCGGCAGTATCTATTTGCCAAATGAAATTGTTAGAATTAAAAAGTTCTAGTAATTTTAATATGGACAAATTAAAGTTTTCATCTTCTGGAGCGTGAAAATGTATTCCTATATTCATTGTATGCTAGTCTCCCTTTATTTATATTATTTAAGGAAATTGCCAGCTCTTAATTGAGGCGGCTTTTTTTGTTTTAACCAATATTTTCTTGAAAACCCCTTCTAAAAGAACGTTATTATCATATAAGAGTCAGGTGTTTTAAGTCTTTTAAGACTGATTCCCCGGTTGCTGTGAAATAGAAAAATAATAGACTATATTCTGAGGGAATCTAGAATAGAGTCTGTTATTATAGGTTTTAAAACATTAATTCAGGGATTTTTAACTGATTTTTAAGTAAGTTCCAAGTCTCATCTAGAATGGGTTTTGGTGGTATGTAAATAATTGTTCCATCTCGCCCTCTTGTTAAAATAACTCTATATGCATTTAGTTTAATTTGGAACGGATCTTCGACACCCCATTGATAGTGCTGCCCCTTCCAAGCCCCATTCTGTAGATAAAGATCATCATCCCAATGAACGAGCGTCATATCTAGTTCAAGTCCTTGTGTTTGAAATTCAGTTGAGCTGTAGTTGAGGGTTTTACAATAGTATTGAGACCCGGGATAGTTAAAGTATTGAGCAATCTTACTAGGGCGTTCATATCGTTCATCTCGTGGTAAAACAGGGACTTCTTTTTGACGATCAGCGCCACCAGCACAGACGACACCAACTGTTTTTGTATCATCCTTATAAAGCTGATTTAAAGTGATTTTTGCTTTGTCTAAATCACGCGTAATAAAAAGCTGATAATGTTCCTTTGGTAGGTTATGAATAAGCTGTTTCGTTTGTTCAAAACTAACATCTAATAAAGTATTAATAATTTCATAGTATTTTAAAGCTGCATGAGCACGGAAAGATGAGTTTAAATGTAGCTGAGAATGAGTTCTATAATGTGCTGCATTTGTAAATACAGAATTAGGGTGTTTCGAGTGAACAGTAACATTTTTTCCAGCGATCGCTGTATTCCACAGAGGGAGACCGCCTTCTTCCCCAGAATAGATCTCTTGACCTTCACCAATTAATCCAATTGTTACACTCCACGGCTTATTATTTGTCGTAATATTCATTATAATATCCGGTTCACTTAAGTGTTGGGCTTTTCGCTTTCTTCGAGTGAGTGATTGGTCGACTTTTTTTGTATCCCATGCTCGTTGTGCTTCATCAAAAATGATAATTTGTTCTTTTGGAATCATTTTCTTTTCGAGAAAATCCATTTTATATACATATAGACCTTGTACGAACGTTCTATTTTTCAAAGTATCTTGTAATACGTCTACTAATGGCCCGTTACCAGATAAATAAACTGCATTTTTCATTTCATGTGCAATGGTCAGACCCAAATATGTTTTCCCTGCTCCTGGCTCACCAGATACTAAAATTAAGTGATGGGTATTTGTATTTTGTGCTTCTTGAATAATTGTGCGTATAGTTTGTTGTACTTTTGGAAAATTACTGCTTGATATTGCTCTAATGTCAGGGAGTGGTTCATTATGTAAAATGGAACGAGCAGCTTCTAGCATAGAAGGTGAAGGTTCATAGAAACCATTGATTATTTCCTCTAGCGTCAAAGTTTGTACTTCTGTTTTATCTAATATTCGTTTAATAATACTTTCCAATCCATCAACTGTTGAAAGGGTTACTTGAAAATCTTTTTGGAATTCCCATTGTTCACCTTCATAGTTTGTAAGCAGTAGAACACCTATGACTTGCATGTTAGATTGTTGAATAGCTGAGTGATAATGCTGGAGATCACGCATATAAAGTGATGTTTGAATGTATTCAGAAGGTGAAACGTGATTATAACTTTTACACTCGATGACTATCAAATAACCATTGATTAATAAAAGTATATCTGGACGGCGGCCACCTCCGCGTAAAATCTCATATTCAAAAATAAGTGATGCATCTAAATTAGGAAATCGATTAAATAAATCTTGTAGTTTATTGTAACTATCAATCCATGCTCTCTTTTGAGAAGCTATTTTGGGATCAGTTGCATTGGTTTTATAAACATGATATTGCAATTGTTTAATGAATAATTCTAAATCTAATTCTTTAAATTGTTCAATAGTTCCAGCCCAGCCATAGTTCAAGATAAAGTCCTCCTTGAGGTGTATTAAGAAATATACATATCCTTATTATAAGGAATAATATAACTAGTTTGGAATAAGGAAAGAGTTAATCCATATTTTTCATAAAGTATTGTGTTTCAATATATGATTAATGAGGCAAAATTTCAACATAATACATAAGAAATACCTAGAAAAATTGCCCATTAAGTGTTAGATGTACTTTAATACTTAAGGCAATTAATACTGCTTTTAATAAATTGTAAATAGAGTTATAAATAAATTTGATAGTTTTTTGATAATTAACTTATCCATTTTTTTATTTTATCTAATAAACTATCCTGATAGCGTTCCCTAAATATCACAGTAGTTTTTACGTCTTCTTTTTTTAGAATTCTTGTGTAGTTATTGTTAGGGTTATTTTTGTCTATTTTCTTTAAACGTGGGTGACTATATCCTAAAATTTCAAGTTTATTTAGACTTTTTATTAGATATATTTTTGCATCATCATCTTGTTTAATATAATATGCATCTTTACCTAGTGGATCAGAAAGGTAAGGGATGTATATTTCAAGTACAAGTATCGTACTTACTAAAAGCGAAACTATAATAAAACCTAAAATTTCATTAATATTAGATATACTTAACGATCTATCCGAAAATATATAGAAATATAATATGGTGACTGGTGTTATGAATATTGCGAAAATAATAATGTGAAGTATTTGGATAAGTAAAATTTTCTCTTATTGCAGCCTTTGAAGAATACAAAGAAGGAGCGAATGAGAAACGATTAATAGAAGCGAGAACTGAAACGAGAAATAACTTTAGAACATGGGCGAAGGAAATCCAAAATAATACCTTAAATAAAAAAGAGGAATTGTTAAAGAAAATACACGATAAAGAGTTGGAGAATATAAATAATCGTATTAATTCATTAAGAAACGAAGAGATGCTCCAAAGTAAACAATCAAAGTCATTATTAGAGTTACAGAGTAGAATTGACAGTATAACAAAACGAATAAATGAAAATTTATAAGAGATTTGGATTTGGGCTAATATCCCTCTCGTCTCTTTATATTCCATTTATTAGGACTTGCTGTGACATCAACAAGCAAAAAAACTTGTATAAATGGTTTCCAAAACAACGAATGAAAATTGGAATACCTGTCCAGATTTTCTTGTTGTTTTAATTTATTTTGGGATCAAAAAATTGGGAAACATCATTGAAGGGGGTGAATGATGGAGATTTTAAAATACTTGGATAGTTTTTTAAGTCAACTTGATTCTTATATAGCTCAAACAAATGGTAAAATAAACTTGCCAAGAAATATTCCAAATTCAAAGCGAAATAACAGAAAGAATATCAAGATATTCTAAGAGTAAAGCGAATTTTACGGGGTTTTCCGAAATGCTAATATACCAATCTATATCGTATTATTATTTAATTGAAATAAAAAATGGGGAAATCAAAATAGAAGCAGGTAAAAAGTATTTGGGAAAGAGAAGTTTATTTAAGAAGGTAAAACGGATTTATGTAGAAACAGAAGAACCGAAGCCCCAACATCCTGATATAACCATTGAAAAGATAAAAAGATATTTCTTTTATTATCTATAAAAAAACAAATAGGTTATAAAGATTCAAAGCCAGAAGACATATACAGCAGCACTGTAAAGGAATTGTTGTTAAGAGATATAAAATGGAAAGAAAAGGTTGATAATCTTAATATTGGGGATAAGATACCATTGCCAATACAAGATATTAACCACATAGAAAACTTGTATGAGAAATGCGGTTATTTTAAAGCAGTTACTATTTATTATAATAAACCTACAAAAGATAATATTGAATGGCTTAACCGTATATAAGGAAAAGTATCTTTGGTGTGATTATATCTCCTTACAGGATAACGGAGAGAAATCATTTATAGATTTGTTAGATAAAAAAGTGAATTTAAAAAAGATATGTTCTATTTGATGAGGCCTCTGTTATATTGGGCGCATGAATGGGATCTATTTAGATGAAAAATTCAAGATAATAAACTATGGAAAGTTAGAAGAGTTGTTTTCAAATATCAATAAACAAGGTTTAGGACCCTTTATACAGAACACACTACAGATAAAGGGGACGAGAATGCTACAGTTATTCATGTGTATGTTGATGTTTTAAAAGAGAAAAGACGAAAAATAGCTGGGGCTGCGCATAAGAACTAAATTTTTATAGATACCTTAATATAGTGATTGTGGGATTATCATAACTGATTTATATAAACAGAATTCTATTAAAAAAGCGGTGGTTATTGTAATTTCTGTGACCATTTGTGACCACAAAATTATGCTCTTAACTGTCTGTATAATGGTGAGAGATAGTTATTTTGCTATCAGGAACTATACTGATTTTCGATGGAACTATTGTTTTAGTAGGTATTGTTACAGTAGAACTTGAGGAAGGAAAAAGAATAGCTCTTCTATGATTAGTTGTAAGGGATTCGATATTAGCACATCGAGTTCTTTTTGTTATATGTATTATTAAATTAATATAATGTTTTATCACTGATACAGTAAAATTTATTTCTGCATATTAAGTCTCATATAATTATGAAAAGCGGGAGGCTCTTATCTCAAAACATTTAATGAAATATTGCTTTTATTATTTACTGGGATTATGGAAGCAGTTCACAGTATTTTTTATTATCTGGTTTAGTAGTCATATGTTTGTATATAGATAGGGGGAAACTAGCTGTGAGAGGTTATTTTTTATAGTAGAATATAGACAACCTTATTCAATAACATGCATGGATATAGGTGAAATTCAACTGAATGAAAGAATATGAAGAAATAAACATTACAATAACTAGAATCCCATTTATAGGAATCAGCGGACATAATGAGAGAGAATTTTAATTCTTTTGAGTATAAAAACTAATAAAACCCGTCTTTTATGTTGTTGAATACAACAACATAACTAGGTTAGTGTGGGTTGATATTCAGCAAAAAATATTATGTGCGTTAGGGAGGTAGTATATACGGGTACGCATGACAATGATTTCAAGAGAGTAGTACCTAAACTCATTGTCATGCTCTTTTAGTATTGATGTGGTATGATTTTCCTGTATAAAATTACAATGGAAAGGCTATTAGTAAATTGGCAAAAATGAAAGCTAATAATTGGTGCAATGCAAGAGATATGTATCAAGAGTAGACTTGTTCAAGAAAGATATCCAATTCACTGAGTGGCAAGATATTTTATTTTTATACACTGTCTTGAGCAAGGAGGTTAACATAAACAAAAAGCATATTAATATTTGGGGGCTAAAACATGACTAATCGTGATGAATTTTCTGCATCTGTTAAAAAGAAACTTGCAAGTCGGGCAGGGTATGTATGTTCCTTTCCTGCTTGTGATGAGTTAACAATTGGTCCAGCTAGTAATGAACAAGGAACAGTAATGACAGGAGAAGCAGCGCATATTACAGCTGCGTCACCCAATGGACCAAGATATGATCCAATGATGTCACCTATAGAAAGAAAATCAGTATCAAATGGAATATGGATGTGTAAAAAACACGCGAGAGTAATAGATGTAGACAAAACTCAATATACGGTTCCAGAACTCAAAAAGTGGAAGGAAAGTCACGAAACGAAAATTAAGTACCAGCAGCAGGGGATTAAAATTAATAAAGGATTCCTAACAAAAATAAAAATTTCTAATATAGCAAGAATACATGGAGAGGAAAATGTTGATTTAGGAAAAAACACTTTACTATTTGGTAATATGAGTACAGGAAAAAGTATAATATGTGAACTTATAGCAGGATTAGAAAAAAACCAATTATTGTGGCGTTGGAAACAAAAACGGAATGTTGGGAATACATATGCAGAAATTGAAATTTTCGATGGGGAAATAACTTCCTTCATGGTATATGTTTATGAAAAACAAATAAGATATTATGTTAATAGCAATGAGTACCCATTAATTAATCCCACGTATAGTGTAGTGTATTTAAATGAAACATTTAGATACAACTCGGAGGCTTCCAAACCATTTATTGAGCAATACGCAGATTATTTTAATTTAACCGTGAATGACATGTTAAATGTAATTAATTTAAAGGGGGATATTGGCATAAAATTAGTAAGTGATTATTATTTTAAAGATAATGATTTATTAGTTCGTGAGTATCCATCACAAACAAATGCACTTGATTATAAGGCCCTTTCAAGTAGTGAAAAACAACGAATAAATATTGAGATAGGTAGTAAAGTAGCACATGTACTTTCTAACTCTAAACCAACAATTTTGATTATAGAGCATGATAGTTTTTCTAGCTTTGATAAATCTAATAGAGAAACACTATTTACAACAATAAATAATAGTAAGCTGCCTTATCAAACCTTGTTAACTGTATATAGTTATGATGATACTATTGAAATGAATAACTTCAATATTTATGAGCATAAGGAAATAAACGGAACTGTCAAAATAATGAAAAATAATTCAAATGATATTTAACATTAAAAGCTTTTTTTGTTGTTAGTAGATAATTTTTTTAGTAGCCATACATATCGATATATGAAGTCAATCTAATAATAAAGGGCGATTTCTTTCTTACGGTTCCCATTTTTTCAGCTCATATTGAAGGGATTATTGCTCAAGGTTTTGCACATCATGGGAAAATGGGTGGGAATAAACTTCAAAAATATTTAGAAACATTATTAGTTAATGATGGGGTTTTTTCATTTGACAAACAGATTCAAACATTTTATTTAAATACTATTTTAATTGGGTTTGAACACGGAGAATCACTAAAGTCTAAATTAAGTAGAAATGCCATTCTACATGGAGCGGATTTGGAATATGGTACCGAAGAAAACTCGTTAAAAAGTATTTTGATTTTTGATTACATTCTTGATAGATTAACTGAAAATAGCATAACCGAGTAGGTTGGAGTTCATAATGAGCATACATATTAGGTTGCAGCTAGTTGCATTATATCTAAATTGATAATGATATTAATGATTTTATAAATATAGACAGAGGGCAATTTATAATCCCTCTGTCTTAGTTATTTAAATCGAGAGAGTAAACGTAAAGCTACTACTAGAAAACCATGATGACAGCAACATCGAATGTTTCAAAAGGGGTGTAAAGATTAGTGAACGCTTTAAGCATTTATGAAAATGGTGTGGATCTTAACGAACTTTACTACGATCAGGTAGGTGACATCGCACTTGATAACAGGGGCTTAGTTTTACAAGGAAAGATAGACGAAAGTGCAATCGATTTACAATCATTAGCAACCATGAACGTAATCGACTTCCTACTCGCTATCTCACCAATTAAAAAGAATTGCTACTTAGAAAACGTAAGCGTATGTTCGCTATACTAATCGACTACTTCGGCTTAGAAACATTATTTGATCGTATTTGGTATTGGGTAGTGTTTGGCGCAGGTGAGGCTTTATTTTTAATCGACATGGCGATTGCGTTTATTTTATAAATCTGAGAAGGTGAGTCATTAGGATCTTGTATTTTAGGCATATACATGTGCCACGATCGAAGTCGTGCGTTAAGGTAGCATGGAGATATGAAACGGCAACCTCGTAGTTGTGTGTGTTCAGCATCGGCCTATAATTAAAAAGAAGTTAAAATATATCCGCTTATATCATAAGAACTATCATATACCTACACATCGTTCGTAAATAGCCTACAAGATGATTTTACGGGACAGGAAGAGGTCAAAGAACAAAGAAAGACGCGTAAGTAAAGCAAATTCATTAAACCAGAGAACATGAGTGAGTAATACATTGAGGCGTAATTAAACTTAGAGCAAGCCTACATATGTTTTATGTGAGCTTTATTTTAATCTACAGGCAAGTCTTTCGGCAATAAGCCTTCCTCGCTCAACTCTTTTATAGATTTTTTATCAAAATATTTTTTAAATAATCTTGTATCAATTTTACCACTTGTAGTTGTAAGCAAATTTTTCAACTGTAAACCAGACAAAGGCTTTTCAGCTTGTAAAAAACTATCGTAAGCAGAGTCTACTTGTTTTTTTATAGTTGCTGATTTAATAATAAGCATCTTTACTTCTGCTTAATCTATTTTCATTTATATAACAATGAAATACGTGTACAATATATATAATAAAGGGAACTATAAATGATTAATAATGAAAAAGAGTTTCGAGTCGATTGATGAACTATACGGAGGGAATTTGAATGGTTGAAGAAAGTAGAAGTGAATTATTAAATAAAGCATTGGCATTTGTTAAAGAACATGAAAATGATAGTGATGAAAAACAACAAGCTCAAATGTGGGTAAGAGATTTTTTAGAAACATTTGGAGTGCCATATCAAAAGATTAAGTTAGGTTTCGAATGGCGTGTAAATATAGATGGGAACACTAAATTTGTTGACCACTTGCTAAACGGAACATTATTAATAGAAATGAAGTCTAGAGACAAAGACTTGGATAAAGCAAAGTCACAAGCTTATCGTTATGTAATGAATTTATCTAATGAGGACTTACCAAAATATGTGATGCTTTGTAATTTTAATCGTATCCGTTTATATGATCTTGCTAGTGATAATGTATGGGAGTTCTCTGTAACTGATTTATCTAAATATATAGATTTATTTGGTTTTTTAGTAGGGAAACAAATAAACGTAGAAATTCCAAAAAACCCTGTAAATGAGCAAGCCGCTAAGATGATGGAAGCTCTTCATAAAAAGTTACTAGAATCCAAGTATCCACGTAACTATGCAGATTTACTTATGACACGTATTATATTCTGTTTATTCGCAGATGATAGCGGTATTTTCCAGCAAAATCAGTTTACAAATTATTTGATGAACGAAACTAGAGAAGATGGGAGCGATCTTGTAGATCGTTTAGCTGTTCTATTCCAAGTATTAAACACCCCTGAAAATGAGCGTTTTCAAGCTGATGTATTAAAAAAATTTCCTTATATCAATGGTGGCTTATTTGAACATCCTCAACTTACTGGATTACCATTAACCACAGAAATACGAACGCACTTGATTGAAACTTCAATACTTGATTGGAGCCGAATCTCACCAGTAATCTTTGGTTCTATGTTTGAAGCAGCTATGGATGATACTCGTAGACATAATTTAGGAGCGCACTATACATCTGAAATCAACATCATGAAGGTTATCAATAGTTTATTCCTAGAAGATCTAAAAAAGGAATTTGAGCACCTTTGCACATTGAAACACGGTCGTGAAAGTAGATTAAAAGAGTTTCATGATAAACTATCAAATTTGAAATTCCTCGATCCGGCGTGTGGTTCAGGAAACTTTCTTATCGTTGCATATCGTGAACTAAGAAGACTAGAACATGAGGTTATTGATGAGATTGTTCAGGGACAAATGGTACTTGATATTAATGAATTAATTAAAGTTGAGGTAGCACAGTTCTACGGAATAGAGATTGTACCTTACGCTGTTTCTATTGCTAAAGTTGGCTTATGGCTTATGGATCATTTGATGAATGTTGAAGCCAGTGAATTATTCGGACGATTATTCTTACGATTACCATTGCATGCGGGGGCGAACGTAGTAAATGCTGATGCACTAGAAGTAGATTGGCAAGAAATTATTCCAACGGATGAATTGGATTACATTTTAGGAAACCCTCCGTTTTTAGGCGCAAAAAAAATGACTAAAGAAAATAAAGAAACATTAAGTAAAATCGCCCCTAAAATGAAGGGCATTAAAAATTTGGACTTTGTTGCTGGCTGGTTTATTAAGTCAGCTAGATTAATGAATGAAAATCCAAATATAAAATCCGCTTTAGTTTCAACAAATTCCATTGCACAAGGAATTCAAGCGACATTGTTGTGGAGAGAGCTGCGAACTTTAAACATCAATATAAATTTTGCCCATCAGACTTTTGTTTGGGATAATGAAGCAAATGTTATGGTAGTTATAATCGGTTTCTCAATGCATAATTCAAAAGAAAAACATTTATTTACCTATCCAAACATGAAAGATGCTCCTATTATTAATGGTGTAAATTCTATTAATGAATATCTAATTGATGAGCAATTTTTATTAATAGATCCTAATACTAGAACTCAAGTTTCGGGTTATCCACCAATGACTTTGGGAAGTCTTCCTTTAGATAATCAACAATACATAGTCTCGGAAGATCGAAAAGATGAAATCATTAAAAAATACCCTGAGATGGTAAGCTATATTCACCCTTACTTTGGCAGCCAGGAACTGCTTGAACCTAACAAGCATAAAAGGTTTATTATTTACACTAAAGATATTCCGTTTAAATTACTAACGAAAATGCCTGATATACAAAAACGTGTAGAAAACGTGAAGGAGTTCAGGCTGACTGTTGCTGAAGAGGATAGAAAATTAAGCAAAACACCTTTGGTATTTAAGCGTGATAGGTATTGGAAACAAGATGTACTGATTGTTCCTAGAACGAGTTCAGGCGCAAGAGATTACGTTCCAATGGGCTATTTTGATTCAAGTGTAATTGTTAGTGATGCTGCTTATCAAGTAGCTGATGCTTCTTTATTATTGTTTGGCTTCCTAGAATCTAAAATGCACACTGTATGGATTAATCTGGTTGCAGGGAAGCTAAAATCAGATTTTAGGTATTCTAATACCCTTTGTTACAATACTTTCCCAATACCAAATGTTAATGATAAAGATCAAGAAAAGATTAAAAATATATCTAAACAAATATTAGATACAAGAGAAAAATACTTCAAGGAAGGAAATAGTCTTCGGGATTTATATGGTAGAATTATGCCAACCGATCTACAGTTGTTACATGAGAGGTTGGATAAAGCAATTGAAATTTTGTATAGAAAAGCAGCATTTAATTCGGACGTGGAAAGAGTAAAGCATCTAATCAAACTATATCAAAAACTAGTTAGTAAAAAAATATAAATATTTAAATGCATCACTAATTAATTAGTTATATGAAGATCCATAAAACTCTAATTAATTTGCTGTTTAGATGATTGTTTTTAAGATTTAAAATAAATTCACAATAAAATATCAATTTCATTTTTAATAGAAAAAAGGGAAATCGTATCAGTGTATTTTTACAAATATGATTTCCCTTTTTATTTAGGTTATCAAGAAAGTTTTCAGATTGAATCGTATAGACTTTTAGAAGTTAAGTTGATGATTTGTATTTGATCTTCATAAAAATCAACAGTGAGCGTTAGAGGGCTTTTGATATAATTTGAGATTATGAAAGTTACTTTTCACCTCAATAGTCTACATGAATTCCTTTTTTATCTATTAGATTGTAGTATTCATCATATAAAATATCCAATAACATCCATTTTTCTTCATTACTTAAAATTTGGATAGCTTCTACTACATCCTTAGCAGTAATCTCAATTTCATCATAAGTCCTTCTGCATTTTATCATTCCATCTCCCAAATTAATCGCTTCTTAATTTGTTTGATAAGAATTTCCTTTATTGATTGTACTGATTATTATGAGGATTAAAAAATGTTAATTTTCATTTTACGTTCGTCGTCTTCTCTATATAAGTAATATCAGGAGGGATTAAATTGCTTCCAACAAAAGAACAGTTGACAAAATATTTATCTGATAAGATGACAAACCAAGATATTACGAAGATTTACAACATAACTTTCCAAGAAATAATTTAACTTATAAAGAAATATAAGGTTGATCTAAATGAACTTCGAAAGGTAAACAAATATATTGTCTATGGGCATTGGCTTGCGCCTTATATTTTTATATTTTTATATTTTTATATAATAAAATACAATTTGTAACTATAAGGTAAATACTGTTAAAATATAATTACAATGGAGGTGTTTAGATTGAACAAGATGACTTTGGTCTTACTTTTGTTTCAGTAGGTATTACATTCTTACTGCTATCATTAACAGTATCGTTACCAACTGTATCATGGGCAGTTTCACTTGGTACAAGTATTGTACTGAATTTCACAGGTACTGCAATTTTAATGCAGTTTATCAAAACAACAAAAGAGAGTATATTGTGAAGTGACAATAAATTCATTTAAGAACAAATAAAGTTGTTTAACGAAGATGGATATAACATTAGGTTTTTATGCCATTTTTCATTTCTTTGTATAATAAGAAAAGAATATTTCGATATTCAGTAATTGAATAAATGGGCGGTAATTTTAACTTACTTGGGGGAATGAAGGTGCAACACGATATTCGATTGAAAATTATTGACTTAAATTTAGGTCTAAAAATATTAAAAGGATTTGAAGATAATTGGATTTATGTAAAGATGGTGTCATTTGCTTCAAATGACAATGATAATTGTGCTTATTTTAAATTTAAATTAAAAAATTTTGAGATTTTTGATAATAACTTATTCTTTTATGGCAATGAAGATGAGGATAGATTGTTTTTAAACAAAAAAAATATTTTACAAACAGAATGTTCCTTTAATGAAGATGAAATCCTTTTTATAATGAATTCTTCAGATGGAATTATAGAGGTATTTATAAAAAAATATCTTCCTATTTTAAATGTAAGATTAGAAGAGTTAACTAACCCAAGGAGTAATATAATTATTACCGAAGGTCAAACGGATTGGAAACATTTAAAACACGCCCTGAAGAAGTTAAATGAAAACGATATGTTTAGTGAGTTAAATATATCATTTTTGGAATACGATCAAAAAACAGACATGGGCAATTTTACTTTAAAAAAAATTCGTGACTATCATGCACTATTGGAAAATGAGTATTGTAAAATATTTATTTTTGATAGAGATGTTGATGAGATTAATAATGAATTTGGAAATAAGGAAGTGCTCTATCATGGAAATAACGTTTATTCTATGTTATTGCCAGTACCAGAACATCGTAAAAACACACCTAATATTAGTATTGAACACTATTATTTGGACAAGGATTTATTTAGAAAAGATAATAATGGCCGAAGACTATATATGGTAAAAGAATTCGATAAAATTACGAAAAAACATCTTCTACTTCCTAATTTATATGCTACAAAGATAAAAAAAGAACATAGTGATATACGTATTTTGGATGAAAGAATTATGAAGTACGAAGAGCAAGAAATAGATTTTTCAAAAATAGCTCAAAACGGTATAAATATTGCCTTAAGTAAAAGTAATTTTACTAAATGTATTGAAAATGAAGAATTTAAAGAAGTAGATTTAACAGTATTTACACCAGTATTTTTATTGATTGAAGAGATTTTAAAAGATCATATGCAAAAAAATTATGGGGAAATAGAGATAAGTAAAAATGTATATTTGAAAGAATATCCTTCAGGTATAAATGTTTTATCTTTATATTCGGAAATAAAAGAAGAACTATTACTTCTTTATAAAGGTACAAATTCATTACGTATTGCACCTTTTGTATTAAAAAAACAGAATAAATTAATAATAAATGTAGAAGCTTATATTAATGAAGAATATCGTCAAATTATAGCTTTTCCTATAGATATCAATCCTAGCTTAAAGAATTTTGTAATAAATAAAAATAATAATAGATTTAATCGTATAGAGCTTCATTTATTTAACCCGAATAGAAAAATAAGTTCCTCAAGGGAAATTCTGAAAGACGATATTTCAGGAATGCTCTTATTAAGAGAGCTTGATATGATATAGAGGACTATATTTAATATTTCTACTCATATATGCTTAAACTAAGTGACCTAATAATTGAGGGAACTTAGTTTTTTGCTATAAAAATCAATATCATTGTTATTGATTGTAAGAACTTTCTACAATGTTAAGGACTATTGATATGCACTTTATGAGTTAGGGTGTAGAGGGCAGCAAGCGAAGCGCGGTAGTGAATGAACAACTTCATAGTAGGGTGACCAGAGAGTTTTTGATGGCCTTAGAATTGAGAAGTATAAAATAAAAGCCCCTTGACATTCAAGGAGTTTCTCGTATGATTCCGAATGGGTTCGAACCAACGACCTCCACCCTGTCAAGGTGGAGGTTTATTTATTCACGTTTCTTATAACGGTTAAACCGTTGATATAACTGTATTTCAAAGTGTTTTTCATGGTTTGTAATTTTATTTTCAACCTCAATACTCTTCGGCTAAATACCTCTAACACTTTGTTCAATAATTTTTGTAATTATTCAATTCTAGGGCGTCTGTATGAAGCGATATGAACGTTAAAAAATGCACTAAAAAACAAAACAGCGACAAAAGTGTTTTGTAAAGCACTAATATATGAGGGGTATTTTATATAAACATAAAATGTTCAATTTTTGGTCTAGTTAAGCACTTAATATATGAGGGGGTTATTTCTTAAAGCAAAAAATACGAACAAAATGCCTGACTTAGGGGCTTTATTAATGAAGACATTGTTTATAAATACAAAACACATACAAAAGTACTTTGTAAAGCACTAATATATGAGGGATATTTTTCAAATAAGTAAAACAGCAACAAAACACCTTATTTGAAGGTGTTTTGTATGAAGGGTGCTTTTACTTAGATATGAAAGGTTAACAAAAGTGTTTTGAAAACCACTAATACATGAAGGGTTATTTATACAATGGTTGCAAAAGTGCCTTCATAAACACTATATTAATGAGTGGTATTTTATTTGAAGTATCAAAAGGTTAACAAAATACCTTTGTTGAAGGCATTATTAATGAGAGGTGTTTTTTTTCTATTCAATTCAGATTATTGAGTGTGAAGTATAACTCCTCGGAAAAACTAATTATATTTTTTCTTACGATAGCCATTAGTTTATTCCTTTTTGTAGAAAGGTGGATATTCACACCCTTCTTTTTTATTTTCAATTTCTAATGGAGGTTAAATCAAATGAAAGAAATTATTATCAACAAGGTTGATGTTATTAAAGATATTGATTCTGTGAAAGAAGATGAGATGGGTTAGATACCGTTTTAGCAGAGAGTGAACGTATCTTGAATAAAGTTAATATGCGTCTTGAACGTATTGAGCAAAGGCACAAGGAAATAGAAGATAAAGTAATGGAATTGAATGATTTATTTTCTTAGGTAGAAATCACAAAAAAAGAAATAGGGTGATGAGCAAGGATGTTAGAATTAGTTTTAATAACTGCTACAACTGTTTTTGCTATGTTGTTTGTTGGGTTACTTTCTGTTACTAAGAAAGATTCATTTAATCGTGAAGAACGCCTTTTAAATCATATTGAAAAACAGGAAATAAAAAAGGTGAAGGTAACCATGATGACTGTGTAATTGCTATTGCGTTAGCGGTTCAAGGGAAAAAAGTGAATAAATGGTATGTTTAAGCAATATAATGTTATTTTGTTTTGTATAATATATAAATATTGTAAAAGAAGGGAGCAGGGGGAAATGAGTGTTCATAGAGTAGATTTAGAATTTAATTACAAAGGTAGAATAATTTCAGCCAGACAAGACATGTTTTTTATTGATGGTAAAAGAGTAAAAGATAAACTTATATTCAGATACAATGATATTAATGTATCGGTATCCTTTGATAGTGATATAGATATTACAGAACGTGTTGGAGAAAATGAATGTAGCATAATAGACAAACTAGGAAAAGAAGATTATAAAACACTTGAAAATTTCAGAGAGAGAATAAGAGGAATTGAGAAATCACATGTTGTCATAAATAACAAGGTTTATAACTATCAACATGATAATTCTACAGGGTATCATATAATGGTATTACCGATGCAAGATGGTACTCGTATTTTGGGTGATTCGCCAATTGAATATATAAATAATCTAGTTAGAAAAGATAAACAAAAGACGTTTGAAAATTTAGTTTACAATGTTAAGCGGTATCATAAAGAAACAGGGATAGAACCAGATGAGATGGCTGTAGATGAGAAATTAACGTTGGAATATATGGAGATACAGATTTGGATTAATAGGAAAATTAAAGAGTAAAACTAAACATCCTTATATTAAGGATGTTTTTGCCTTATAAGAAGGAATTTGTCTTCTTTTGCCGAATTTAAGGTTCGGAAGGAGAGAAATCGTTATGACTTTAGAAGAATTATTATCTTATGATGGGTACGATTATAATAAAATTCATAATTTTGTTGTTACAAAAGGTTTGCAAAATGTAACTCCTGATGATTTAGATAAGATTGTTGAGAAGTATGGAAAAGATGTATTAGGAATTGTGGATTTTTTTAATTTGTATAGTATTGTTTCAACTAATTATGCGAACAAAACAATGAAAAAGTGGACAATCTGTACAGGGATAATGACTATAATTGTAACAATTGCTACAGTTATCAATTTAATATTATTCGCAAGTACCCTTTAATAGGGTGCTTTTTATTTTGGAAAGGAAGAAAGAAATGTATATTCAAGATTATATTAAAGCTGTTCACAATGGTAATCCATTCTGGTTTAAGAATGAAGTGAATAATTATGAAAATCAAAAACGTGTTTTAGACATTATTCGTAAAAGAGAATATCTAGATGGGAAACACGCTATTTTAAATCGTGGGGGGGAAGAACTATAACGGAAAACCATACGAACCACGTAAAATTTTACTTCAATATGGTAAATTAATTGTCAATTTGGAGGCAACGTATCTACTGAAAAATCCTGTAACAGTGATAGGAGATGAGAAAATTATAGTCGATTTTAAGAAGGTTTATAAGAAGGGGAAATATGACAAGGTTGATTTTGACATTCTTATTCATATTGTCAAATACGGTAACGTATATGAATATGTTTACGTAAATAAAAAAGGGCAATTTACAATGATGAATTAGAAATGGTTGCCAGAAACATCAATGAAGATTCTTTATCAGTTGGCAGACATGAAGGCAGGTATTAATTAGAAGTTTATGCGTGAAGGTTTACGAGAACGCTTTGAGAAGATTGCAACCTTGTTAGAGCGAATGGGTAAATCATATGAAGAAGATGATATTGATTCATTAGACATTGTGTTCCATTATGCTAGTCCAGTGAATGAGAGTGATGTTATTGATAACCTTATAAAGTTACATGGTAGGAGTGTAATTAGTGATAAGAGTATTATTGACATTACTCCATATATTACAGATACATATGTTGAGTTAGAACGGATTAAACAGCAAGCAACAGCACGTAAGGTTGTGGAGCAACCTAATGTATCTAATGAAGGTGCAGACAAAGAGCATGTGACGGATAAGAGCGAAGAAGTAACAAAGTAACATAAAGTATAGAGGATATGTTATAGCGTTAGTGTAATAGAGAACGTGTCAACAGAAGGGGGTAGAGAGGTGAGGGGATATACCTTTTAGTACACACCTATTAAATATATAACATGTAACAATGAAGCAGATGATGTGAACAAAGAGGAGGGCAAAAAGAGACATCAACATCAAGCAACGTAGATCATCACTGAAAGGCATCGAAGGCAAAAGGTGAGAGACAATGATCTGTTATCATAGTGTGAGTATTGAACAGATAGGGAGAATCCTTGTGTTTAAAGGGGAATATGGCGTGAATTAGATGTAATTATAATAACCGAACAATGGAATTTTAGTGATGAGGTTGTTGTATATGCGATTTTAGTTAACATACTTACACTTATAGGAAGTTATTTAATATAAATGTGATGTGTAAATATTGTTATATCAAAGTTTATATTTGGTTTTTCGGAGATTATATTATAAAAAAGTACGTTCATTTACATAAGTGAAAGATGCGAACATTAATATTTATATCGTTATCATTGTTCGTTAATTAATTTGTGATAAGTATTCCTATAAGATACGTTATAAGGTACTTTGTAAGTGGAATTGTTAAAATGTATGTTTTACTCCATAAATTAAAAAGTTGCGTCTAGCCACCCCCTCAACACACTCTCAAAAAAATTAGACATGTCCACAAAGAAAGGAGGTAAAATCGTTGAGTGATTTTGAGTCCACAACATCATATATTGAATCTGTTATAAATCTACCAAAGCAATCATTCTCATTTTTGAAAAAATGTATCCTCTCACAATTCCCAATGCTAAAACTAATCAAGAATAAACATCCATTTATTACAACGTAACAATATAAAGTTTTATACCCTTATGTTGCAGATTACTTATTAAAAGATATCAACCTTTATGATGTAACGGTTCTTCACTACGAAGATATGGATTCTAAAAATCATACTCTCAATGGTTTTATCTTAGTTAATAATACAACATGGGAACATCACAATTTTATTTTCACTTATGATTGCGATTGGTTATATAATAAACAATCTTTTGAAGTAGAACAACACATTCAAGAGCGTATAAACAAATTGGTTTATAACACTTACGAATGTTTAATATATAACAAATCTTTAGTAAAGGAGAATCTTTTTATGAGTAATATTCAAAGATTGAAAATGGAAATCGCAGGTATCGAATTACCTAATGAAGAGTTACTTATTTATTTGGAGGAAAGTAATTTGAATGGTGATATGGAATATAATTCAGCATCTAAGATACACAAAAGAGCAATCTATGAAACAGTTGTAACTCCAATGGATATTAAAGCGTTTGGTGAAACAACTAAAGATTCGGATGGTGTGGTTACTTATACATGGGGTAAAGATATTAATGCTGAAAATTATTCTGGTTTTGTTGGTTATACTCTTTACTTGTATCAGAATGGTACTTATTCTCATTTGATAAATTTTAATAAAGATACAACGTCTTATAAATGGATTAACAGAAGTAAAGGTAATTATTCTGGTCAGATTGTAGTTAGGTTTGTTGATGGTTAGACCACAATGCTGGGCTCTATAAAGTATTTTGAAAATGCTATTGTGCAAGACAAATTTATAGAAAACCCTTGGTAATTTGGATTGACAATACAGAGAAAATATGACAATTTAATATAAGGTAAGGAAAAGTTTTCTATTCGACTTTGTACTTATATACAAGGTATTACTAATCAATTACATAAAATGATTCCATTAGGAATATTAATCGTAACCATTTGTAAACTCTTTCCTTACCTAATTAATACTAAATAGTCATAGGAGTTAAAATGATAAAATATAAGAGAGTAACGTATAAGAGGGTACCTAGTAAAAAAAGTAAAATAATCCTAACAGATGTTGAGGAAGACATCATTAAACTCAGAGATAATAAAATCTATGTAACAAAGAAATCAAGAATGATAGCAGAAGCAAGAATGAATGATAACCATGTTTTCTCTCAATTCTTAGTTAACTATTATACTTTTGTTGTTTTAGCACTTTCTATTGCGATATTAATTATTGAAGATAAGGATAAAACGATTTCTTTATTAACAGTTATTGCTTCAGTTGGCTTATTTGGAGTTTCTTTGTTTCTTTCAAATATGAGTTATAAAGAAAGGGCTTTAAAGTATAAAGAATCGTATCTGAGTTTAGGTGAGTTAGAATCTAAACTAAGTCTTTTGCTAAGGAAGAATAATTTAAATTCTACTCAAATGATTGATGTGTTTGAGAAATATCAGCAAGAATATCATAATATATTATCAAAAACAGATAATCATGACGAAATAGATTATATAAAAGTCAAGATTGATCAAAGTCCCAATCAGGATTTTATCATTAAATATTATAAATATTTAATAACAAAGAATTTTTATCGCTTTTTATTTGTAATTTTCCCCATTTTACTCTATATTTTACCGAAACTAGGTGTTTAAGATGACAGAAAGTGTTCGTTTAGAGGATTTTTTTTCAATAAACTCTTTACATGATACCTTAAAAAAATATATAAAGTTTAATACTGCTATTGGGATTGATAAAATGACATATCAATCCTTTTTAAATCAAAATGATGAACAAATACGAATAATTAATAAGGGAGTTTTAAATGGCACATATAAATTTACTCCTTATAGAGAACATCTAATTATTAAAAGTAGGGATTCTGCACCACGATTAATTTCAATACCAACTATTCGGGATAAGTTAGTATTAAAATCTTTGCACATTGTATTAAAAGATATTTTTAAAAATATAGAGCAAAAGTTGCCGCAAGCACACATACAAGAAATGAAAAATACATTAAAAGATTATGATTATTTTATAAAATTAGATATCTCTAATTTTTTTGGGGGTATTAAGCATGGAATTCTTTTTAATGAACTTGCCAAAAAAATAGAGGATGATGTTGTAATAAATTTAATTAAGAAATCTATTACAACGTTAACCGTATCAGATGATAATAAAAGAGATGACATAATCACACAAGGTGTTCCACAGGGATTGCCCATTTCGAATATATTGGCTAACATATATATTAGTGGTTTAGATGAAAAATTGCGTGAAGAAGCCCATATAAAATATATACGTTATGTTGATGATATTTTAATTCTATGCAAAAAAAACGATTTTTCTAAAGTGTATAGAGAAATTAAGTATGAGATAGAAGGGATTTATAATTTAAATTTAAATGAAAAAAAATATAAACATGGATTAATTAAGGATGGATTTGATTTTTTAGGTTACAGAATTGAACAAATAAAAGAGAACAGAGTAGGTTTAACTGTCAGAGAAGATAATAAAAGACGGCATGAAGATTCTATAGTTAAGATTTTCACTAATTACAAATTTAATAAGGACAAGATAAAACCAGAGCAATTCATATTTAAATTAAATAATAAAATAACAGGTTCAATTAGTGAGAAAGTCGAAGGTAATTCCACAAGAGAATTTAAGTACGGATGGTTATTTTATTATTCTCAAATGGATGATACTGGTTTTCTATACCATTTAGATTGGCTTGTAAAAAAATTATTAAAGGAATTTCAATTTAACCATATTAATCCTCAAGATATAAAAAGTTATTTTACAACATATTATGAGATAAAATATAATATCAAAAATACTAAGTATATACATCGCCCCGATGAGTTAACACACAAAGAACAAAAAGAATTATTAATAAAGGTATTTAATATACATTCATCAAAGTTAAGGGATTCTCAAGAAATTGAAAGATTATATTATAAATTTGTTTATAAACCTATTAGGGATTATGAAAAAGATATACAAAAACTGTTGTCTTAATCACAGTAAGAAAGTGTCCAATTACAGGACACTTTTTCTTTTACAAATTATTAATTATACTGTGTTTATTATGCTGAATAATAATATCCTTACTTGTCATATTGACACACTTTTTCACCATCTCAATTGATGAATGACCTAGAATTTTTTGTAACGTCATAATATCACCATTGTTGAGTAAGTAATATTTTGCAAATGTATGTCTAAGGTATGAGGTGACACTCTGACACCTTTGATTCTTGCACCCTCACCCATATACTTTTAATCGCTGTCTAAATCGTGCAGGGTCAACAGTGTTGCCATAAACAGTTACAAATATATAGGTTGTTTCAAATTCCTCTATTTCAACAAATAGTTCTCTTAATAGTTTACTTGTCTTTTGAGTAAATGGTACATAACAGGTTTTGCGTTTTTTTGTGTTAGTACCTTTTAACTCAATTACATTCGTTTTGAAATCAATGTCCTCTTGTTGAAGATTTAATGCTTCACTAATTCGCATACCTGTATCAGTAAGCAACATCATTAATACATAATCTCTAAAACTTGCATATGTTCGTTGGTCTGGTTGTTTAAGTAAGGTTTTCAACTAGTCAATGGACAATGCTTCTATATTATCTTGCGTTCCTTTTAATTATTTGATTTTTGTAAATGGATTTGTTTGTACATATTCTTCTTTAACGAGGAAGTTGTAGAATGCTTTCATATGTTTCATGATAGTATTTATATAAGAAACTGAAACACCAACGGGTTTATATTTTTCCTTAACGCAATAATTATTTTTATGTTTAACATGGTCATTCTTCAAGTGATGTAAAAATTTTTTAATAGTATTTGTATCGAGTGAGTTAGTGGTTACGTCTTCATGATGCTCTTCTAAGTATCGCTGAAACACTAGAAAGTAACCGTTCTTATTCTCAAGTGTTCATGTTGCAAGCCCTTCTGCATCTTTTGCGAACATATTGATGTTAAATAACTCTTGAAATGTATAAGTTTCAATCTTTGTAACTTCAATGCTTGTACGCCCTAACTTTGCTTTACCTCTTTTACCTGTTCTAGACAAAATAAAACGCCTCCCTATATCGGTAATTTGGTTTACCGTATAAGAAGACGTGAATGACTTGCAACCTAAAAAGTAAACGACCGCAACACTAGGGTAACATTTGATGTGCAAAGGATAAAACCTTAACACTTACAAATCCTTGTAGAATAAGGTCTCTTAAACCTGTCTGATCCCGACTGGCCCCGAACCATCGATCTACACCCTGTCAATGTGGCGCTCTCCTAGTTAAATTACGGGGAGTAACTACTGTTCAGTCTTCAAACCTAATCCACAAAATCTATTAATCTACACCCAATTACTTCCTTCTTTTCTCCTCATATTCTATAATTAATCTATAAAATTAAATGGGGGTAATTTCCAAAATGAAGCTTCAAATCGTGACCCAAAAAGCTACTGAATTTGAACCCGATATTTCATTGCTTTCTGAAAAAGAATCAGGACGCCAAGAATTCGTAAAACGTTTCCCGTTAGAATCCTTAAGAAATCTAACCGTAGAAGAATATGCCAATACTAAAACAAAAAATTGTTTCAATTACTGGCTCGAGCGAAAAAATATATTAGGCGGCATTGGTGGAGCCAATTCTGCTAAATTCGGTATTTATCTTGCTAAAATTGGTGAGTACTGTAAAAGTTACGGTAAACAAAAAGTGGTATTAAAAGATGAACAGTTACAAGAAGAATTTAGAGCTCTAAAAGAGGGTATTTGTGAAGCGATTCAACTTGCAAAGGAAGGCCGCATTTCTGAAATTGTTACATTAAATTTACCAATTTATAATATGGTACTGCTAAAAATTTTAAATATTTATGTTCCAGAGAAGTTTTTTAATATTTATTCACCACCAATATTGATTGAGCTTGGGAAGGAATTACATATAAAAGATGAATTGCTTACTCCTCAGAATGCAATTGAGTTGAATCATGCAGTGTTGCATGCTATTAAGAAAGACGATGTTTTTTAGGTTGGTCTAATGAAAAAATTTCAAGATTTATTTGGGATACATTTTCCGAACGAGATAAATCGCTTGATAAGAGTTTAAACTATTGGTTAGCTGGCCATACATATGGAAAAGATCGTTCCATTCAAGATTTTTTATTGAAAAACAATTGCATAGCGATAGGCTTTTTACATGAGGATTTATCATCTTTTCTAGAAGAAGAAAATATTGAAGATATCATAGATGAGAAAGAAGAAACACCAGCAGGACAAAAAGCATTAAAGCAATTTTTAAAAATGAAAGAAGGAGAGCTTGTTGCTTTAAAAACATCTTTTACTCGTAAGGTTGATGGGAAGACAAGATCAGTGTTACGAGTTAGTGCTGTTGGAAAAATTACTAAAGATACTATTGATGGTTATGAATTCTCTGAAGAGTACGGACATCTACTTCCTGTTGAGTGGATTAATACTGAAGAGAGAGAGTTCATAGGTTACGGAGGATATCGTAGTACATTAAATGAAGTGAAAAATAAGAATGTAATTAACTTAGTATTTATGCAGGGAAAGGAAATTAGCAATACGCCCCAAGAATCTAGTGAAGTATTAGATACAGATCCAAGAAACTATGTATTTTTTGGTCTACCTGGAACGGGGAAAACATATCAAATTGTTGAACGTGCTCTTGAATTAATTGATAAAAGAACATATGAGGAACTAAAATCAAATGGACGAGAGGCATTGCAACAAGAATTTTCACGTTTAACTAAAGAAGGGAACATTCATCTCGTGACATTCCATCAGTCCTATGGCTATGAAGATTTTATAGAAGGATTGAAATCTGATGGAAAAGGGAACTTTGTGTCAACAGATGGTATTTTGAAAAAAGCCGCTCTTGAAGCGATGTATGAAGGAATTCAAAGTACTAGTCAGGACTTTTCTAGTGAAGTTCGTTTTGAGCAACTTTATGATTACCTGGTTGAGAATGGTTTGAAGAATAATATTCAATTTGAATCAAAAACAGGAACGACAAATTTCATTTCATACATTTCAGAGCAAAATAATATCGTTGTAACGAGTGAAGATGTAAAAACTAGTTCAATAGTTTCAAAGAATCGTTTACTAAGTTTGTATCGCTATGTTCAGGAGCATGATATTGATTGGAAGAATAATATTATGTTTGTTCGTGGGGCGATTGGTGGGTGTAATCAGACGAGATATTGGTCTGTACTAAATTGGATATTAGAAAAAATGGAAGATACAACAGAAGAAGAAAAAATTGAGGTTGAGGGAGAAGAGAAAAAGGCAATTATTCAATAG